AGGATTTGGTTCTTTACCTTGTTGTTTTGTACGCTTAACCGCCTCAATAGGGTCCATTTCAAAGTCATCAATATAGGTTTTAAAAGTTTCAGGACCTGTCATATCTTTAGTTTCCTCATATCCAAACGCATCTGACATGTCAGTTTCATTAATCACCTCATCTTCTTTGTCCGTAGATTCCCCCCAATAAACTCTATAACCACGAGTAACAGGATTATTTGTTTGGTGTGTTGCAACAACTTCTTGGTCTGTAGTACCTTTTGGTGTTAGGTATGGGTTAATTATTGGAATTTTTGAACTTGATAAGGTTCCGTCGTAATCAACCAACTCCTCAATTTCAGATTTCTTTTTTTCTAAAACTTTTTTTAACTCCTTAGACGTTTTAATTTTTTTCTTTTTTGCAATTTCCATAATAAAAGAATCAAAAAAATTCTTTTGTTCTTTTTTAAAATTAAACAACTCGTCATTTCTTCTTGCCTCAGTTAAAGTTTCGGACACGTTAAAATAAAGAGTTATTTCCTCTTTATTCTCTTTAAGAAAAAAGTAGTACGGTGATAAAAAATATTCTTTTCTGAAATCCATTTCAATCCTTTATGTATAAATATCCTCATTTAACTATTTATCATATGTAATGGCTCAACAGAATATAAATCAATACAATTTCCCTAAATGGTATATTAAACCAGTAAGAAAAGTTTTCGATATTTCATTGTCTTCAGATGAAAAAGATTACAATGAAGAAGTTGTCTTTTCAACCGAACTTATCGGGGTAAATGATGGTAATCGATTACCAATTTATTTTGATTTAAATAATGCTAACTCATCTCAATTATTTAATTTAAACTATGGGTCGTTTATAAGTGGTAACACATTAGTTTCATTAAATTACTATAATCCTAACAATGTTGATTTAAGTTGTTATACTGGAAATACTTTATGTGATATTGGTTTAACGGGTATTGATAATGGATTAGTTCCTGAAATGTCAGGTGAAACCATATATTTCAGTATGGGATTATATACCGGTACAAGTAAATGGGATAGATACCATTTTGACAGGAGAACTAAGTTAATACCAATAACCGCCTACACAACAAATTCAGATAGATTTAGTGGTAATACTAAACAAACTGTTTATAATATTGTATCAAAAAGCGGAGGGACTGAAGGAATATATAATCAATTATACGGAGGGTTTAACCAAGGATTCTTTAAACTATTTGGGTATGATTATGAAACTTTTCCAAATAGATGTAATTTAGGATGGTCGGTTGAAATGTTATTAAGAGCCAGACAGGAAGATGAGTATTATCCTACGTCGGCTCAAACAACTCTTAATTTAACCTACCCCCAAAATGATAATACGTTTTTCTATTTTGGAACCAGAGCTGAGAATAAATTTTATCATCATGTTACAGGGTCTCCTTTATCTGATTCGGGTTATACAAGAGTAACATCTTCGTTATCGGGATGTTTATCGACTTGTGCTTGTAGTAACACCGCCGAGACAATATCGAGATGTTTAGATTATATTTACGAACCAACAACTTATACTAGCCAACATAATACAACTTGTAATTGTGGGTGTTCTGAAACAACTGTCGAATCTCCCGATAAGGACCCGTTATACGATTCGATGTCTAATACTTTTTCACTTAGATTGTCAGGCGACCCTAAAAATCCTAAAATTTGTGTTAAAGTATTAAAATTCACAGGTGGATGTGAAACAACCGGTAGTTGCGATACTTCAGGTATAACATATACCACAGGGTATACGGTGACTGAATATTGTTCAAGTAATCAAATTTTTAATTACTGTTCAGATGTGAACCCAGGATTTCTAACTAAAGAACATTGGTTTTTAGTTGATTGTGTATGGGAAAGAAATACATACTTTGATAACTGTGATTTATTATACCGAGGAGGATTGGACATTATTTCAAACACATATTATGTGAACTCATTGGCTCAAAATACTGTAAGTTTAATTCAACCACCATACACTCAAATTGATGGTACAGTACCTGAACAAGTTGAGATTGTTAATTTAAATGAAAAATGGTTAATTGAGAGTGATTATAGATTAGGTTCTTTAAAATTATATGTTAATGGTCGATTATTTTATGTAATAAATGGGTTTGAGGAAGTTATACCTAGAGGTTTAAACACAGAAAAAGAAAAACAAATAGGTGTACCATTTAATATTTCATGGGGAGGAGGAACACAAGGATTAAGAGAAAGTTTAACTTTTTCAGCATGTCCTCAAACCCTATCAGGACTAACCTACCAACAGGACCCTGAGTGTATGCCAAACCAAACTTTATCAGGTACTTCATTATCCGCATTAACGACAGATATATTTATAGAACCAAATTTTGCCGGTTCATTTGATGGTGCGATATCTCAGTTTAGAATGTATACCGAACCATTATCATACCCTGAAGTAATTCACAACTTTGACATATTAAAAAACACGTTTAGTTTATTTGATTACAGATGTCCAAACTGCACAACGACTCTAATTAATGATATTGGTTATAGTGGTAATGGTACAAGTATTAAATTTAGCTCAACTACTCTAAGTTCTCAAATTTTTAATCTATCATATTCATCAGCAACATATCCTAATAGAACTTATGTTGGTAATGGATTATCGTTTAGTAATGTTGTTACTCCCACAACTTATGAGAACTCTAATTACTATTTCTATTTTAGTGGTATTGACCAAACATTAAAAGTTACCTTCACTATTTAATTATTATTGATTGTTATTTATTTTTTCAACAAAAAGAAAAAATGAGTAGGATTTTTATTCAAATTGCATCTTATCGGGACCCGCAATTAATACCAACTATACAGTCGGCAATTAAAATGGCAAATTCCCCACAGAATTTGGTTTTCTCAATTGCTCGACAATATCATGAAGATGACAAATTTGATAATTTAGATGAATATCGAAACGATAGTCGTTTTAAAATTATCGACATTCCCTACACCGAATCTAAAGGTGCTTGTTGGGCAAGAAACTTAATCCAACAACAATATAATGGTGAGGAATACACACTTCAAATTGATTCTCACATGAGATTTGCAGGTGGGTGGGATACTGAACTAATTGATATGATTAAACAACTACAAAAAGACGGATATAAAAAACCGTTACTAACTTCATATGTTTCATCATTCAATCCCGACAATGACCCTCAGGATAGAGTATACGACCCATGGAGAATGGTTTTTGATAGATTTATCCCTGAAGGTGCGATATTCTTTTTACCTGAAACAATTCCTAACTATAAACAGTTAACTAAACCCGTCCCTTCAAGATTCTACTCGGCCCATTTTTGTTTCACTTTAGGACAATTCTCAGAAGAGGTTCAGCATGACCCTGAATACTATTTCCACGGGGAAGAAATTTCAATTGCGGTTAGAGCTTATACTCATGGTTATGATTTATTTCACCCTCATAAGACATTAATTTGGCATGAATATACTCGTAATGGAAGGACAAAACAATGGGACGATGACAAAGAATGGGGTAAGAAAAATGAGTTTTGTCACAAAAAAAACAGGTCCTTATTTGGTATGGATGGTGAAGAACCTATGGAATTTGGTAAATACGGTTTTGGGTCTGAACGAACATTACGAGACTATGAAAAATATTCCGGTATTTTATTCTCAAAACGAGGAGTACAAAGGGCGACCATAGATAAAGAATACCCACCATGTTCATATGATTATGAATCTGAGGAGGAATGGATTAATTCATTCTCAATTATTTTTAAACATTGTATCGATATTCCATTTAGTAGTGTTCCTGAACCAGACTATGATTTTTGGGTTGTTGCCTTCCATGATGAGAACGATGAGACTCTTTTCAGAAAAGACGCTGAAAAAGGAGAAGTTAATAGAATTTTAAATGACCCTGATGGATATGGTAAAATATGGAGGTCATTTGATACAAATAAAAAACCATCTTACTGGGTTGTGTGGCCTCACTCAGAATCTAAAGGATGGTGTGAAAGATTAAGTGGTAAATTATGAAATTTTGTTTTGCAACCTTCTGTTTCGGAGACAGATACTATGAACAAGTTAATAGGTTTATTGGTGATATTAGTAAATCTGAGTATCATCCGAGTTTAGTGGTTATGACTGATAACCCTAATAAAATTAATCAAGAATCTTTTGTTACAGTATTCAATATTAATGATTTTAATCCTGACTACTCTAATTATGCTAAAAATTATTACGACTTTGATTTTTCAGTAAAAAGATTCTCTGTTTTTGCGGCGTTTAAATTAGGGTATACTAATATTATTTTAACAGATGCAGACATGAGAGTTAATCACGGACTATTCAATGAGGAAAACATAATTAACTCATTTAAGAAAAATTCAATTTTAGGACCAGTGACTTATAATTTTTCAGAACAAATTAATACTAATAGTGAGTTAGGTAATCGTTTAGTTGAGTACGAGAGGTACTTTAATAATCCTGTTGATAAGGATAAACTATCGTTTATGCCGGAAGATTGTATACAATATATCAGTATTGATGAAGATAGAATTTCACATTTTTTATCATCATGGGATAGATGTATCGAATATAAGAAAACAAAACCTTTAAGAAACATACCAGCCGGAAATATCGATGAGATGTGTTTTTCCGCATTAATTAACGGAATTGATGTTGGTAATAACTCAAATAAATCATTAAATATAATTTATGCCGAACATGACAAATGGTACTAAAATAGTTAGTTCAATCTATGAACTAAATTACGTAACAGAAAGAAACGGTGAGAGATACAAAAATTTCCCATTATTAGTTGCAACAATAAAAAATATTATTTTTCCTGACTATAATTACGTAATTTACACTGACCAAAATTCATATGATAAATTTAATCTAAAAGATGAGTTTAATTATCCTAACGTTCAATTCAAGTTTAAAGAATTAAACACTTCACCTTCTTGTGAGTTAATCGATAAAGTGAGACACAAAGAATTATCAGGCGGAATGAACTATGATAGAATTTATTGTGTTAACAATTATTTGGAGGTAGTTTTAAACAAATTACAATTCTTAATTGATGAGTCGGTTGATTGTGAGAAGTTATTTTGGATTGACGCTGGATTAATAGGAACATCATGTCACGATGGGTGGAGAGATTACATGGCTCCAATAATCAACTCAAAGAATTTTTTAGATAAGATTACAGATAAAATAAATTCTCACGGATTTATACATTTAAAAGGTAATTCAATTGTTATGAATTACGAAATAAAAGAAAGGTTTCAGTCGTTATTTGGTGTAGAACTAAAAGTAGTTCCTGGATGTCTATTTGGTGGGAAGTCTAAAGATGTTAGACATTTATTAGATGGTTATTTAGACATTTTTACAAGTTACTTAGAAAAATACAATCAGTTAATAAGTGAACAAGAGGTCCTCACGGTACTAACATCCAAGAAATCTGACAGTTGTTACTCATTTGAGTTTGGTGATTGGTTAGATTTACAAAAGGGGTTTTTACAGATTTTAGACATTTATGATGAATCAAAATACCTAAGAGAAAAGTGTTATGTATAATATTAATATTGTTTGTACTTCAGTTGGTAGAATAACCTTACCAAGATTAATTGAATCGTTTAAAGACCAATTAGATGAGAGTGATATTTTTACAATTATATCCGACACTAATCATTTATATGTTTCCGAAGTTTTAAAATTATTTAATTTCAAATTTAAAGTTAACCACATTAAAAATGAAGGGGAACAATTATGGAAATATGGACACCCATTACTGAACCAACACATGAACAATTTAGAAGGTGATTTTATAATGTTTGCGGATGATGATGACAGATATACTCCCGAAGCATTTAAGGTGATTAAGGAGACGATAACTAATCCTAATACATTGTATATTTTTAAACACAAATGGGGCGGGGATATTAATTGGAAACTAAAAGATTTTACTATTGGAAATGTTGGTAAGTGTATGGGAGTAATTCCAAACACTCATAATTTACCAAATTTTAGAGAAGACGTTTTAGGTGATGTTTATTTTTACGAAGAAATAGGTAAAATGTTTGAAAGTGAGTTTGTTGACCACATAATTTATAAAGTTAGAGACACAGAATGAGTATTACATTAGTTACAGGACTTTGGAATATTGGTAGAGACGAACTATCTGAAGGATGGTCACGAACTTTTAAACACTACTTAGATAAGTTTGAACAATTACTTAAAGTTGAAGAAAACTTAATAATCTTTGGTGAGAAAGAGTTAGAAGATTTTGTATGGGAAAGGAGAGATGTGTTAAACACTCAATTTATTATTCGTGACAAAACATGGTTCACTAATAACGATTTTTACGATAAGATACAAAATATACGAAATAACCCAAACTGGTATAATCAGTCAGGATGGTTAAAGGATTCGACTCAATCAAGACTTGATATGTATAATCCTTTAGTTATGTCTAAAATGTTTCTACTTAATGATGCTAGAATTTTAGACAAATTTAATTCAGATAATTTATTTTGGATTGATGCGGGTTTAACAAATACTGTACATCCAGGATACTTTACACACGATAAGGTTATAGAAAAGTTGGACAAATACATAGATAAATTTACATTTGTTTGTTTTCCATATGATGCTGAAAACGAAATTCATGGATTTACTTATCCTGAAATAAATGAGTTTTCAGGTTCAGATATTAAAAAAGTGGCCAGAGGAGGATTTTTTGGAGGTCCAAAAGATACTATAGGTGAGATTAATTCGGATTATTATAATTTAATGAATGAGACATTATCTAAAGGATATATGGGCACTGAAGAATCCATATTCTCGATAATGGTTTATAAACATCCGTCAAAAATTAACTATTTTGAAATAGATTCAAACGGATTATTTGGTAAATTTTTTGAAGATTTAAAAAATGAAACCTTAGTAAAAAAAACAGAATTTGTTCAATTTGACAATCCGTTAGATTTAAATAATGTTGCTCTTTATGTTATAACCTTTAATAGTCCTAATCAATTTGAAACTTTGATTAAATCAATGATTGAATACGATAGAGACTTTATTGATAAACCTAAAAAATATCTTTTAGACAATTCTGTTGATTTAGACACAACCCCAAAATATCTTGAATTATGTGAAACATATGGTTTTGAACATATTAAAAAAGACAATATAGGTATTACAGGTGGACGACAGTGGATTGCCGAACATTTTGAAGAAACAGGATTAGATTTCATGTATTTTTTTGAGGATGATATGTTCTTCTATCCGAAAAAAGGAGAATCCTGTAAAAATGGGTTTTTGAGATATACCGAAAAACTTTATCAAAAAAGTTTAGAGATAGTCCATAAAGAAAAATTTGATTTTTTAAAACTGAACTTTACTGAATTTTATGGGGATAATAGCGTCCAATGGAGTTGGTACAACGTTCCACAACACTTTAGAGAAATCCATTGGCCTAAAAATAAGAAACTACCAAAACAAGGTATTGATGAGAACGCTCCCAAAACAAATTTCAACAATATAAAATCACATAAGGGAATTCCATACGCTTCAGGTGAAATCTATTTGTGTAATTGGCCAATTGTATTATCTAAGTCAGGAAGTTATAAGTGTTATTTAGAGACAAAATTCCAACACCCATATGAACAGACAATAATGTCCCACAATTACCAACAGACGGTAAAAGGATTATTGAGTTCGGGAATTTTATTATTAACCCCAACTGAACACAATAGATTTGAACATTATTCAAGTAATTTAAGGAAAGAATGTTAGGATGAATATTTATAATAAAAATATTCATGGAGTTTTATATTTCAGAAGGGGCAACATTACCAATCTTAAAGATGCAATACGTCAAAGACGGAGTTGCAAATATTGATGAATTCAATTCGTTGATTGAGAGTTCTACCATCTATTTTTCCATGAAAAATGTTGAGAACGGGTCGTACAAAATATTGAACAGTATATCTGGATTTGTTGAAAAAACTTTTATTGACCCTAACTCTAAACCCGAGTATTATGTGTATTATAGATTTAACTCTTCGGATACGAATACACCTGGATTATACGAAGGAGAATTTACATTACTTAATGATAGTGGTACACAAATACTACCAATTCAAGATAAATTATTCATAAGAATAGGTAAAAAATACGTGAACTAATATGGAATGGTTTATTAAAAAAAATTCAACATTACCTATATTCCAAGTTGAGATTTCTCAAAATGGTAGAAGCGATTTTAATGAGATTCAAAATTTAAGTGGAGTAACTGCATATATATCGTTATTTGATAGTGAGACTGAAAAATATAGGGTAACATCTAAACCATGCTATATTACAACAAGTGCCTCCACAACTAATTCTCAAAATATCATATATTATTTAAATTATCAATTTACGAACAGAGAAGTATCTAAAGAAGGTAGATTTAAAGTTAAAATTTCATTAAGTGATTCACAAGGTGAAGTAGTTCTACCATTAAAAGAAGATGTGTTCGTAAATATTATTGATAGTTTTTCTTTAGACTATACTTCATTTAATAACGACTATGTGATTGTTAGACCCTGTTGTTGACAAGGGGATTTTATTTTATTAAACTTAATTCTGAAGGTAAACTCCGACCTATAATTCGGAAGCTAATACACCAAAAGTTTAATTTATGATATCTAATGAAGAAATTGAGAATTTCCTACAAGGAAATGATGATGAAAAGTATATAATCGGTGTTGAATACGATTATGTCAAAGATTGTGTTTGGAAGATTATCGAACACCCCCTCCACGGAAAACAAATTAAAAAAGACACGTTTGTCCCATTTGCTTGGGTCGGTGATTTACGTGGATTAAATTTTTACCAATCCTCAAAAGCATTACAAAAAGAGGCGATGACAAAACATAAGATTGTCATTGAAAAACTACGTACCGATGGTAATGATAGATTGGAAAGAGGATTGACCTATATGGTTAAATCATTGAACGGATATCGTTCATTAATACAATTTTTCAGAGACGGGGGAGTTGACCCTTGGGGAGAAAAAACTAAAGGATTGATTCTAATCCTACCCCCTGTTGAGCAGTTTTTGGTCACAAAAGAAAAACGATTATTCAAAGGGTTTGACGATTACAATAGTATCACAAGGTTTGTATTTGACTTGGAGACGACATCACTTGAACCAAAGGATGGTCGTATTTTTATGATAGGAATGAAAACCAATAAAGGTTTTAGTCAAGTAATTGAATGTTCAACTGAAGAACAAGAAAGAGAAGGTATTATAAAGTTCTTCAACACAATAGATGAACTTAAACCAAGTATTATCGCGTCTTATAACGGATTTAACTTTGACTGGTTTTGGATATTTGAAAGGGCTAAGGCTTTAAAATTGGATATTAAAAAGATTGCCAAAACTCTAAATCCCGCAAACCCAATCAAACAATCTGAGTCAATGTTGAAATTGGCAAATGAAGTTGAGAGGTTTAACCAGACATCAATGTGGGGTTACAATGTTGTGGATACATTACATGCCGTTAGACGAGCACAGGCAATTAATTCATCTATTAAATCTGCAGGTTTGAAGTATATTACTCAATATATCAAAGCTGAAGCTCCTGACCGTGTTTATATTGACCACACAGACATTGGTCCGTTTTATGCGAAGAAAGAAGAGTTTTGGTTAAATATCCAAAATGGTAAATATAAGAAAGTGGGGATTGACCCCACAATTGATGAGGCATGTTCAAAACACTCAAAAGTTTATATTAAGACAACAGGTGATGATTTGGTTGAGAGATATCTTGACGATGACTTGGAGGAAACTCTAACTGTTGACGAAGAGTTCAATCAGGGTTCATTCCTACTTGCGTCTTTGGTCCCAACAACATATGAACGGGTTTCTACTATGGGAACTGCGACATTGTGGGAAATCCAAATGAGAGCTTGGTCTTATAAACACGGACTTGCAATTCCTGCTAAAAATGAAAAGACAGATTTCGTAGGAGGATTATCACGATTACTTAAAGTTGGATTTTCTACCGATGTATTGAAACTTGACTTCTCGTCACTTTATCCATCCATTCAGTTGGTTCACGACGTATTCCCAACTTGTGATATCACAGGAGCGATGAAGGGAATGTTAAATTACTTCCGTAATACTCGTATCAAGTATAAAAACTTGGCCAAAGAATATCAGGATATTGATAAGAAACAAGCAACATCATACGATAGAAAACAATTACCAATTAAGATTTTTATCAACTCACTTTTCGGGGCTTTGTCAGCACCTCAGGTTTTCCATTGGGGTGATATGGATAAGGGTCAAATGATTACGTGTACTGGCCGTCAGTATTTAAGACAAATGATGAATTTTTTCATATCTAAAGGATATACTCCCTTGGTTCTTGACACTGATGGAGTCAATTTTAGTTTACCAAAAGAAGGGGTGGATGATAGAATTTATATTGGTAAAGGGACTAATTGGGGAGTTAAAGAAGGTAAAGAATACAGGGGGTATGATGCAGATGTTGCGGAATATAATGACACATTTATGAAAGGGGCAATGTCTTTAGATAACGACGGGACTTGGAAATCCTGTATGAACATTGCTCGTAAGAACTATGCAACAATGGAACACAACGGGAAGATTAAACTTACAGGTAACTCAATCAAGAGTAAAAAGTTACCATTATACATTGAGGACTTTTTGGATAAAGGAATTAAAATGTTGTTAGAAGGTAATGGGCAGGAGTTTGTTGAGTGGTATTATGAGTATTTAGAGATTATCTACAACAGACAAATTCCACTTATGAAGATTGCCCAAAGAGCTAAGGTTAAGTTATCAATTGATGATTATTTGAAACGTTCAAAAGAAAAGACCAAAGCCGGTAATGAGATGTCAAGAATGAGTCATATGGAATTAGCTATGAGAGACGGCATCGCAGTTAGTTTGGGAGACGTTATTTTCTATGTGAATAATGGTGTTAAAGCCTCTCATGGGGACGTTCAAAAAGTTAACAAACCAAAAACAGGGTGGAAACAAGACCACATTGACACCTATTTCAGAAATTATGGTAAAGTTTTAGATGATAAAATGGATTCATTTGTGCAACTTAATTGTTACCGTTTGGACCCATCAGAAATTGAAAACACCCCAAATGTGTTAGGTGAATATAATGTCCCAAGAGCTGTGGTAACATTTAACAAACGTATTGAACCATTGTTGATTGTATTTGGTGAAGAAGTAAGAAATAATCTTATTGTGGATGACCCAAGTAAAAGAGGTATATTCACAAAGGAACAATGTAAATTAATTAATGGACTTCCATTTGAAGAAGGTGACCAAGATAAGGTTGAAGATGTTTTAACCATATCTCCAGAGGAATGGAAATTTTGGGAATCAATAAATGGTGACCCAAATCACATTTATGATTTCGCTGAAGAAGGATGGGAAAAATTTATTAAATAAAAATACTACTTTTACTAATTACCTAATATTTATAGTTATGGGAAGACCAAAAAAAGACACTAATGATAAAAAAATAAAAGTTAGTATAAGTTTAGACAGAGAATTATATGATAAAATAAAGTCAGATAATTTTAAACCTTCCCGTATAATTGAAAAATTGATAAGAGAATATTATGATAAATAAAATTTGTTCAAAATGTGGTGAAGACAAATTAATTTGTGAATTTTCATATTCATCTAGAAATAAAAATGGTTTAAGGGCTGAGTGTAAAGAATGTCAAAAAAAATATTACTTGATTAACTCCGAAAAATTAAAAAAAAGAAGAGTGGATAGGTATCATGAGAATACTGAAAAAGAACAAGTAAGAATTAAACAATATTACAGAAAAAATAAAGAAGACATAATTAATAAACTTAGGGTTAAAAAAAGAGAAAACGTAACATTGAGGATGATGTCTAATTTGAGAAGTAGAATTGTCCAATTTATGAAAAGTAAAAAAATTCACAAGGACAACAAGACGTTGGATTTGGTTGGGTGTACCACTGAATTTTTAAGAGAACATTTGGAAAAACAATTTAGAGATGGGATGTCGTGGGACAACTACGGGAGTTGGCATATTGACCACATAACCCCCCTATCATCAGCGAATTGTTCAGAAGATATAAATAAATTATGTCATTACACTAATTTACAACCGCTATGGGCGTATGATAATTTAAGTAAAGGTGATAAGATTATTTAAGATTGTTTTAATCCATCAGATGAAACAATATACCATGAACCAAATCCGTAGTATAACTCAACACACGCTCCTTTTTCAATATTAATCTCATTAAACTCTTCATCAATTAGACCTGTAATGGGTCTAATTTTTGTATTAGTTAATGCTTTAATTATTACGTGGTCGGTGTTTTCATGATTTATAATAACTTCACAGTTATCCACAATTTTTGTAATAATTACTGACTCACCTTCAGTTATATATTTGTTTTCAGATACAACACATATCTCAGATGTTGTCAAAACTTTTCCCGATATTACTCGGGACATAGGTATTGATTTTTGAACTGCCATTTTAGATAACATACATATTTCTAGGGAACGCTCTAAACTTCATTTGTTTGTTAAGGTTTTCAGCAATTAACGCCTCCCTCTCCATTATTTTTTCAGGTCTTAATCTTGTCAACCTACCATCAGCACCAATTAATTCCTCAATTAATTTTGTTTTTTCATCCTTACCTTCAGTTGCCAATGATGCGTAATCCATAGTTAATTCAGAATCAGGTGTTTTTAAATTACCTGAGTACTTACCTCTAACTTTAGATAGAGTTTCTTTACAACTTGCGACAAAATACCTTCTAACCCACTGTTGAGCCGGCTCATTTAAATCCCCCCAAGAAATTGAGCTCATAGGAACATCAGATGGAAGTTTTATAATTTCAGGATTTGCTTTCAAACATGAGTCTCTATCTTGAGGACCAACATCGTAATACCAATACCATACTTGGGAATTCATTAGTGATGAATTTCCGAAGTCAAATTTACCTCCGGGTGTTTGCATTAAATGAATTGCTTTTTTACCACCAGGTAAACCTGTAATTCTATAAGTTAAATCGCCAGCAATGATTCTTCTTTGTATATTAATTTCTTGTAACCTTAATAACATATCAAATGCTGGCATCATAAAGTATGAACCAGTATAACCCATTTGTGAGTATCCCGCAGGTCCTCCCATACCATACCCCCCTAAGGCTCCAAATGACCACGGGTCAAATAACACATTGTTAAGTGCTGTAGGAGTAAACCATAACAGTTCATTTACTTCTCTACCTGCGGGTATTTCATAAATTTGTTGATTTGGGACCAATGTAATATAATCTTTTTTAAGTTCCCAATCTCCAAGTGGGGATGACTGAAGACCAACAATTTTTGAATATGCTTGAGCATATCTATTCTCATAATCTAAACTCTTGGTGAGAAACGCTCTTGATAAAGACTGTGTGTCTAAATTAAGATTGTTTAACGATGTCCATTGAGATTCAATAAGCCAATCTTGAACATACTGTGAATAATCACCAATAGAGAATTCTAAAATAGAATCCATTTGTTCATCTTCCAATTCAATTGAACGAATTGGAGCACCTAATACGTGTCTAACTTTAGTATATAACTGACTTCTGAAAGGCTCTTGAATAATTGTCATAATTGATATTTTACTATAAATATCAATCGAACGAATTAATCAAGTTTTTGGTTGGGATTTTAAATGAGTCACCTGATGAGTCTACGTTTTCGTTTTTAAAAATATAGATTTTAGATTTAGGGTTACCAAAAATCAGTAAGTCCGTGTAATATTTTTTTACAAATCCTTTTATTTTGATAATATATTCATCTTCTGTTTTGTCTATTGAATAAATCGGTTTTACTTGTCCTGATAATGTTTTACCATTGATTGTTAAAAATATGTCAATACCTGACATATCTTCCTTACTTCCCAATCGACCTTCCGCCTTAACATTATCTTCACCAAATTCTTTTTTCAATCTATCGGCAATCTCAGATTCAAGTTTACCACCCGAAGCGTGAGTTTTACCTAATACCGACATTATGTTTGTTAAAGTATTTGATGATGGAAATATTCTGTTTTTAAATTTTTTCAAGTAATCACAGAATCGATTTACCTCTTTTTGTTGTTCTTGAGGTGTTTTACCAATAATCTCAATTTCAGGTATATTATATTTTTTTAAGGCTTTATTTACGTCATTGAGTAAAATGGTAAATGCGATATAATTTGTATTTAATTTATTAATAACTGAACGTCCTTGTTCCCCATTAATATCATAAACTCCCGCCATTTCATCGGGACCATATTCGCCTTTTTCATAATATTGTTTACCATATACATCTTTGAGAATTGAATCGATACATTTCCTAAATGTCCATAACAAAGGTTTGTTATTACTTAATATGAACGAATAGTTTTGAGATTCTTCTCGTTTAGGATTGTACGACTCTTTTTGTTCATTAATCATGTAAGACTCTTTAATCGTTTTTTCTTTTTTTGTTTTTGACAAATATAATTCATTGATGAACTTCCAGTTAATTGCGTCCCAAAAGTTTTTAATATACTCGTCTCGTTTGTTTTGATATTTTAAATAATACGCATGTTCCCATAAATCCAAACCTAATATTGGAAATCCTCCTCTGTCAAAAATATTCATTAATGGGTTGTCTTGGTTTGATGTGGACATAACTTTTAAATTCCCATTCTTATTAAGAACTAACCAAACCCAACCTGAACCGAATCTTTTTTTAGCAACCGATTCAAATCGTTCTTTGAATTCTCTATAACTCCCAAAATCCTTTTTTATTTTGTTAAAAACATCACCACTTGGTTTCTGAGGTGTGGGTGACAACATCTTCCAAAATAATGCGTGGTTAAATGCACCACCTGCATTATTTCTTATAGTTGTATTATATTTTGATATTTGTCTAACAATTTTTTCTAACTCAACATCACCATAATCTTTTTTTCGTAATGCGGAGTTTAATTTATTTACATAACCCTTGTAGTGTTTCTGATAATGAAACTTCATTGTTTCAGGGTCAATAAATCTTCTTAATGATGCATAACCATAAGGTAATTTTTCAATACCAATAGTTTTCATCTCGTTGATAAAAAACTTGGTTTCAGGTAAACTTTTTTCCCCTGTTATTTTTTGTATTAAAGACTCAGATAATAAATTTAACGATTTCATCAATAATAAATACTTACTTATTGTTGATTTCGTTCAGGATTTGTTCTACGATATCTGCATCGGTTTCTTGAATATCTCCCATCACAGTACCGATAATCTTCTTTTTTCTATCTAAAATATCATAAATAAAACCTTCAATCGTGTTCTCAAATATTGGATAGTAGATTGAAACTGAGTTTTTTTGACCATATCGATAGGCTCTATCTTCGGATTGGCTGTGTTCAGCCGGAACAAATGATAAGTCATTCATGATTACCGCCTCGGCAGCCGTCAATGTTAAACCAACACCAGCTGCTTTTATATTACCACAAAACACTTGTACTTTATCACTTTCCTGAAACTTATCCACAGCTTCTTGTCTTGCCGGTTTTGGGGTTGACCCATCTAAATAAACTGACTTCTTACCAAAATGTTCATGTATCTTTTTTAAAGGTTCCGTAAAGTTACTAAAAATAATAACCTTTTTACCTTGCTCGATAATATTCTCAGCAAGTTCGATAGTATGTGAAATTTTTTCCTCAGCAATAACCTGTCTAACTTTCATTAGTTTTGTAAATTGAACTGACAATGATTTTGATTCATCTTGACGATTATTATACCAATCGTAGTACTCGCCCATTAAACCTTCATATAGTCGAGATTTTAATCTAAGATAAACAGGGGTCATAATTTTTTCGGGTAAATCTAAAACATCCGTTTTTAGTCTTCTTAATATTTGACGAGAAGTCCTGTCTCGAAGTTCCTCTAAATTAGACGCACCTGTAACATTCCACACCTTTTTATTACCAACCCTAAATTGATATCCACCACAATAACGAATTGCATAAGCCATCCAATTCTGACTAACAGGACTATCGATTAATTTAAGAATATTGTAATAATTCATTGGGCGAGAAGTCATAGGAGTACCAGTCAATAACCAAAGTTTTTTAATATTTTTGGTTAAATCCATTATGATTTTTGTACGTTGAGCCTGAGCGTTTGAAACATAATGAGCTTCGTCAATAACAACCAAATCAAATTTTGATTTTAAAATGATTGAGTTGTCTTTATCCTTTGGGTCGTGGAAGTTTTTTAGAATGTCGTAATTTGCAATGATATAATCGGCATCTTCAAATTTTTTACCTTCACAGATATATACACTCTTTTCGGTGTAATTACGAATTTCCCGTTCCCAATTTATTTTTAAAGATGCTGGACAAATAATTAATACTTTTTTAGCACCACTTTCTAATGATGCAATTACGGTTGATGTTGTCTTACCAAGCCCCATATCATCTGCCAAAATAAACTTATCATTTTTTAATAATTTTTCGATAGCCTCTTTTTGGTGAGATAAAGGAGGTCGATTCTCATACTTTGAATAATCAACATCAACAACGTTTTCCTTATACTCTTTAATAACCGCGGCTTTAGGAACCCAAAAATCATGAATAGTCTCTGCACTAAAAACCTTACCCCATATGTGGTATGATTTATCCTTTTCGACTAGTAATTTTTCAATGTAAATTTTATCGGGTTCTTTAATAAAGGGATTATCCTCAACTAACTTTTTTGAAAAGTACGAGTCTATGTCTACCCATTTTTTTGCAACCTTAGGTGTAATATCCTTAAAGGATAAAACATAGTCACATTGGGCTCGTGTGGGTACATATTTTTTATTGACCTCACACTGTTTTTTTATTTTAAGGATATAGTTGTTTGACCCATTATATTCCTCTAAAACCTTTATGGCCTCTTGCTCAATACTTATGTGTTGTTTTTGGTTTTCCAAGTTAGTTAAAATACATTATTACAATAATAATAAAAATAAGATATTTATCAATATGTCAAATAGAGTTGTACCAATTACAAGATTAAGTAAATTTTTTGGGGCTGAGGACTACGCCTTAGACATTAATATGGGGAGAGAATGGTTAGAGGGAGATATGAATTTTACACTTGTTTTGTATAAAGTTGACAAAAAGAAAACTAACACTGACGATGTGTACGGTGAAGCCACAATGGATGGTATTAAGTTTTTACCACCTGTTGAATTTAAAGCTTACTTGCAGGTATCTGCACCTGAAAACAAATATTTAGGTAAAAGTATGGTTGACCAATTGGAGCCGGGTAATGCAAGAATATCTGTATATCAATCTCACTTAGACGAACTTGGTATTGAAATTGAGTTTGGTGATTACATAGGGTATTACGAAACTGAAAACAGAGTTAGATATTATACAGTTAATAATGATGGTAGGATTGTGTCGGATAATAAACACACTTATGGTGGATATAAACCATTTTATCGTACAATTATTGCATCACCTGTGACTGAAAACGAATTTAGAGGATTATAATGGCATTACCTAAAAAAATAAAAAAGACTTTAAACCTTTATCCTGAAAAAACGGGATATGATAGACGTGTGGAATTACTTGACGATATTAATCGTCACGATACGTATTTACCTAAATCATTATTACATGAGGATTTGGATAGAGGGTTTTTAGATTTTGTTAAAAACGATTTAAAGATAACTTCCGAAGGTAAGACCGTACCTGTTGTTGACATATTAATTACAACTCAAAATTGGGCTCAGTTTACTCAAACATGGGATTTTAGAAATATTGATAAAAACGTATCCGTACCATTTATCACAACGGTAAGAACACCTGAAGTTAAGTTTGGCACAATTCCGTCACTTAGATATAACATACCCAATAGAAAACAGTACTATTACGCAGCGGTACCCACATGGGATGGAGATAGAAAAGGTGTGGACATTTACACCATACCACAGCCAGTCCCTGTTGATATAAAATATTCGGTAAAAATCATTTGTAATAGAATGAGAGAACTTAATAAGTTTAATAAGATTATACTTGAAAAGTTCGCATCTCGACAAGCATATACTCAAATTAAAGGACATTATATTCCGATACAAATGGAAGACATCTCAGATGAATCTGTTTTAGATTTAGAAAAGAGAAAGTATTATATGCAGTCTTATGAATTTACATTAATGGGATTTTTGATTGATGAAGAAGAGTTTGAGGTTAAGCCAGGAATAACAAGAGCTCTTCAGATATTTGAAACAAATACTTCATCAAAAAGGAGAAAACTTAAAAAGTTCCCTAAGAACTCAGATATTGTTAATGTTGAATTTAGTTACCCTGTTGGAGTTACAAGTTATAGTCAAACATTCACATACACCACTAATTTAAAATTAGTCAATGCTGATAATATTACATCTTATTCAGTATACATTAATGATTTATTCTATGGTAATGATATTCCGCAATTGGTCGCTGGAGAAGTTCAAGTGAATACTAACGATATTTTAAGAATTGATATTGTAAAAAGTAATCCTTCAGAGGTGTCTCAAATATCATTAGAGTCTAAAATTCTCTAATCTTCTCCGTATATATCTTTTATTTCCTCACAGTTATCGTAGATTAACTTTTCAATAAATTTGTGAATTTTATATCCTTTTTTATTACAATACTTTTTAAGTAGTTTGTGAGAGTCTTCAGATATTTTTAGATTCTTAATTTTCATGGTAGAAAAAAGGTAGAATTTATTCTTCCTATAAAGTAAATAGTTTTTTAATTTATAAATTTTTCATAAATCGGAGAATATTTATCAATAAAATAAATTTAAAAAAACACAAATTAAATGGCATCAAACAGTAAAATATTTGTTTCTCCTGGTGTTTACACGTCAGAAAGGGACTTATCATTTGTTTCTCAAAGTGTTGGTGTTACAACTTTAGGTATTGTTGGTGAGACTTTAAAAGGTCCTGCCTTTGAACCTATTTTTGTTACCAGCTATGACGAGTTTTCTACTTATTTCGGTGGAACAACTCCTGAAAAATTTGTTAATACACAAATTCCTAAATATGAGGCCGCATACATTGCAAAATCATATTTACAACAATCAAATCAACTTTTCGTAACTCGTGTACTTGGATTATCAGGTTATGATGCGGGACCTTCTTGGTCAATTAGTACTGTGGGTAATGTTAACTGTGAAACTGTGGCAGTTAGTAGTGTAATTCCGGGAGTTATCATATATTTCACCGCGACAACCGCGGGAACTGTGACCTACTCAACATCGGGACCCGACTCAGTTGATTTTACAGGAACTACAGTATATTCAGATTTTGATAGAGTTTATACTAAATTTGATGGTACCACATCATCTTATCGTTCAGATATTAATTCTTTTATCACTTCTGCGGTTTTAACTAACTCACTATCTGCAACAACATCTTTAGTATACGGACCTTTAAGTAATACACAATTAGGGAATTTACCAACAATTACCGGAGTAACAAACAAATACTCGGTAACAAGTATCAGTGCAAACACAATAGATTTTTGTGATAGATTAAATGATGCATGGTATTATGCTAATTTTGATGTTACTTCAGGAGATGGTTATAGTGGATATTCATTCTATTTAGAATTTAAGTATTTACAATCAATAGGAGGCGGTTCTTTCACAGGAGCAACCGAAGGTTCAGTTCTATCTTACACCGCTACTGCACACACAGATTATAACGGATTAGTAATCGCCACATTACGTTCAAGAGGTATTTCAACATTCAGTAGTGCAAATCTTGGGGACCAATATCAATTAACCGGTGACACCGCTAGTTTAGTATCTTCAGGTTCATATTCCGCAATTACTCAAAATCCATTTGCAACTTTTGTAATTTCAGGTACTGATATTGATAGTCAAACATTTAGTTTTGAAACATCATTTACTCAGGCTAGTACAAATTACATTAGTAAGGTATTCGGAACACAAAACTTTGAAAAAGATAGAACTGAAGTTCCTTTGTTTGTTGAAGAAAGATATCAAAACTTGTTAACTTACGGATATAATAAAGGGTATATTAGAGGATTGAATACGTCATTAACTTACTTACCTGAAGCAAGAAACCAAAATACTACATCTATAGGTTTTTACTTAGAGAGATACCAAACTCCAAAATCACCATGGGTTGTTTCTGAATTAAGAGGTAATTTAGTTTATCAATTATTTAGAGTTCACACAATTTCTGATGGTAATAGCGCAAACTACGAAGTTAAAGTATCTGTGGCTAACATGTCATTCAACAATGGAACATTTGATTTAATCGTAAGAGATTACTTTGATACAGATGCCAACCCTGTTGTTTTAGAGAAATTTACTAACTGTACTATGGACCCAAGTCTTAATAGTTATGTCGGTAAAAAAGTAGGTAGTAATGATGGTGAGTTCGCAGTAAATTCTAAATTCATTATGTTGGAATTAAATGCTGACGCTCCAATTGACTCATTACCTTGTGGTTTTGAAGGATACGTTACTCGTACTTATTCAGGTAAAGATTCTCCATTCCCAATCTATAAAACTCACTACGATATCCCAGGTGAAGAAATATTTAACCCTCCATTCGGTTCAACTGCTGGAGACGATGCAGTAATTAGTCCTGGTGACAATATTCGTAGAACTTACTTAGGTATCTCTGACAGTATTGGATTTGACCCTGACTTCTTCGCGTATAAAGGAAAACAAAACTATACAGGAAGTTGGTGTGTTGAAGGTTCATACAGTGATTGGAGTAAGTTAACTAAAGGTTTCCACATGGATAGTGGAGCAACTGTTGTAACAATTGCCAACTCATATGTAACATCAGGACAATCAGCCTTCCAGGTTGGTGACGCATCATTCCAATCTGACCCAAGTAATTCTGATAATCCATATTACAAAATATTCTCAAGAAAGTTCACTTTCTTAGTACAAGGCGGATTTGACGGATGGGATATCTATAGAGAATATAGAACTAATGGTGATACATTTGTTTTAGGACAAAGTGGTTACAAAGCTGGTCAATTAGCAGGTTGTACACGTTACCCCGACTCAACAGGATGGGGATTATTCAAACCAATTACGGTAGAAGATAATACTACAGATTATGCAAATACTGACTATTACGCATACTTGTTAGGTATTCAATCGTTCAATAATCCTGAGGTAACTAATATTAATGTGTTCGTTACACCTGGTGTTGACTTTGTTAACAACTCTAACCTTTGTGAGTCGGCAATCGACATGGTAGAAAACGATAGAGCTGACTCTATCTACATCATGACATCACCTGACTTTGATTTATTACAACCGACAACTTCAATGGATAATTTAATTTACCCACAAGAAATTGTTGACGAGTTGGAAACTTCAGGTATAGATTCAAACTACACAGCAACTTACTATCCATGGGTATTGACTCGTGATACGGTTAATAACACACAAATTTATCTTCCAGCAACTGCTGAAGTTACAAGAAACTTAGCGTTAACTGATAACATCGCATTCCCTTGGTTCGCAACTGCAGGTTACACAAGAGGTGTTGTAAACGCAATCAGAGCGAGAAGAAGATTAACTCAAGAAGATAGAGATACGTTGTATAAAGGTAGAATTAACCCAATTGCAACATTTAACGACGTTGGAACTGTAATTTGGGGTAACAAAACTTTACAAGTTGCGGAATCAGCTCTTGATAGAATCAACGTAAGACGTTTGTTGTTACAAGCTCGTAAGTTGATTTCAGCGGTGGCGGTAAGATTATTGTTTGAACAAAACGATAATATCGTTAGACAACAATTCTTAGATTCAGTTAACCCAATCTTAGATGCTATTCGTAGAGATAGAGGTTTATATGACTTTAGAGTAACTGTTTCTAACACACCTGAGGATTTGGATAGAAACCAATTAGTAGGTAAGATTTACATCAAACCAACTAAAGCGTTAGAATTCATCGACATTGAGTTCTTAATCACTCCAACAGGAGCGTCTTTTGAAAACATTTAATTAAAAATTAATAATCTTAAAAACCCTCACCAAAAGTGGGGGTTTTTTATTTAACAGATATTTATGTAATATGAAAGTTTATCTTGTTGAGAATTTTAAAGAAGAGATTACACCTGAGTTAAAGTATTATGCATTTGATTGGGACGATAATATTATGTACATGCCAACACAAATCATATTAAAAGATGATAACGGTAATGAAGTTCCTATGGGTACCGAAGATTTTGCCGAACATAGAATTCATGTCGGTAAAGAACCTTTTGAATATAAAGGTAAAACAATTGTTGGATTTGCTGAAGACCCATTTAGAAACTTCTCAACCAAGGGGGATAAGAGGTTTATAGTTGATTCAATGTTGGCAAAACCAGGTCCTGCATGGGATGACTTTGTTGAAGCGATTAATGGGGGTTCAATCTTCTCTATAGTAACTGCTCGAGGACATTCTCCATTGGTTATTAGACGAGCAATTGAAAACATGATTGAAACCAACTTTAAAGGAATTTCTAAGAAAGAGTTGGTGAAAAATTTAAGGAAGTTTAGAGATATTGCAGGTGAAGAAGATATGTCAAATGATGAATTGATTGATGCTTACATGGACATGAATAAGTATTATCCTGTAACATTTGGTGAAGGTTCAGCACAGAATCCCGAAGTAGGTAAAGTTAACGCTCTTAGGGAGTTCCAAAATTATGTTAAATATATTTCCAAGACCTTACAAAAACCAGGTATGTTCAAGAACGACATATCTAACCGATTTATACCACAAATAGGATTCTCAGATGATGATTTAAGAAATTTAGAAAAAGTTAAGAAAGAATTAGAAAAAGACCCAGACAATATAATTAAAACAATTTCAACACATGGAGGAGTTAAGAAAGATTATTAATTAAACTGGTCTTATTGCAAATTTCCAATAAAAAAAACCAAAGTAAATAGAAAAAAAAAATAACACCACTATTTATATAAAAAATAAAAGAAACTAAAGAAAAAAAATATGGCTGATTTACTAATGAAAATGCCGATACCGTATGAGCCAAAAAGAAAAAACAGGTTCATTTTAAAGTTTGATAACTTAGGTATTAATGAATGGTTTGTTGAATCAACTTCTAGACCAAACATTAAAATTGCTGAAACTGAAATTCCATTTTTAAATACGTCAAGATACGTAGCTGGAAGATATAACTGGGAATCCATAGACGTTACGTTTAGAGACCCGATTGGACCTTCAGCAGCTCAAGCCTTGATGGAATGGGTTCGTTTACATGCTGAGTCTGTAACAGGACGTATGGGATATGCCGCAGGATACAAGAGAGACCTTGAATTGGACATGTTAGACCCAACCGGTGTTGTAATCGAAAAATGGTTATTAATTGGTACATTCTTAACTAACGTTGATTTTGGTTCATTATCTTATGATGATGATAAATTAGCCGACATCAAAGCAACTCTTAGACCTGACTATTGTGTCTTAGTATACTAAAAAACTTACAAATATTCAAAATTAAAGTCCCTAAATGGGACTTTTTTTGTTTACAAAAGTGGTATGTAAAGATATTTTTAAATAAAAAACATTTATGGACAACAAAATTGCTCAAGAACATTTAAACTTACCTCATGATATTGTAAAATTACCTAGCGAAGGTAAATTTTACAAAACTAATAAAAAAAGTGTTAAAGTTGGTTACTTAACTGCGGTTGACGAAAACATGTTGGCATCTGCGGCTAATATGGACGGACAACAATTAATTATTAATTTAGTTAGGGGAAAAATGTATGAACCCGATTTAAGACCTGAAGATATGTTGGAGGGTGATATTGAGGCGATTTTAGTTTTTCTAAGAAATACATCATTTGGTAGTGAATATAAGTTTACATTAATTGACCCTGAAACGGGAAAACAATTCCAAAGAGAAATTAGTTTGGATGAAATTGAGTTTAGAAAACCTTCAGTTGAACCTGATAGTAACGGATTATTTAATGTCGTGTTACCAAAATCAGGTAAGTCTGTTAAATTAAAAGTATTGACATTTGGTGAGTTAAACGAACTAAACAAATATGGTAAGGGTTATGTTGGTTCATCATACGCTCCTACAGTCACTAATAAATTATTAAAACAAATTGTTGAGATTGACGGGTCAAAAGAAATATCTGACATTCAAGATTTTGTAAGTAAAATGCCAATCATGGATTCTAAGTTTATTTCAAACTTCATAATGGAGAATGAACCTAAATTAGATTTAAACAGAGAAGTTTTAGCCCCGTCAGGAAAAAAGGTATTGGCAAGAATATCCTTTGGGGCGGAGTTTTTTCGTCCTTTCTTCTGATTATTTAAGTAATTTATTGGACCAATATATGATATTAGGTTCAAGACTACACACATCTTATTCTGATTTTATGTTAATGCCTATCTATATGAGAAATTATCTTGTCAATAGACTAATTGGTTCTGCGACGGAAAACTAAAAACGCATTATTTATAAGTAATGTTACAACTCAAACCAGGTGATAATTCGGGTAGTGCGTCTTCATTCGATATTGGGACTGTTGGAAAAATGGCGAATGTTACTCAGCCATTTTTAGATGCAGGTTCTGAAATTAAGAACATACTGACCCCTGCCGCACAGATTGAAAGTTTCGCCAAAGACTTCCAAAGAACCCTCGGTGCTTCTGATAAATTTGCCGAATCATTACAAGGGTATTTGGCACAAGCGGCAACGGAATTAAATGTGATGGGAGAAGGTGCCAACGGAGTTACTTTGGCGACTCAGTATATGTCAGAGTACATGGATGAGTTTGGTAGACGAACCGTGATTTCACAAAAATCAATGGTTGATTTGTTGGCAAACTCTAAAGTTCTTGGGGTATCATCTAAAGAATTAATATCTAATTTTGCATCTATCGGTAAAGAAATATCTTCCGTTAGTGAGTACACCAAAGTAATGGCGGTACAGGCTATGAATTTTTCAGTACCGTTATCGCAAGTTGCTGACGATGTTATTCCTAATTTATCAAAATTAAATGAATTTGGATTTAATAATGGAATTGAAGGATTAACCAAAATGTCTATCCAATCGAGAAGGTTGAAATTGGATATGAGTGAAACCTTTAGTCTTGCAACTGATTTATTCTCACCTGAAAAGGCATTAGAAACTGCGGCATTTTTCCAAAGAATGGGAGTGGTTAATGCTGAGTTAACAGATGCTTTTGCATTACAAGATATTGCTCGTAATAGGGTTGATGATTTACAAACCGCAATTGCCGACATGGCGTCAACATTCTTAGAGTTTGATGAGGAAACACAACAATTTAAGGTACCTGCAAGTTCTGTTGACGATTTACAGGCGATATCAAAACAGACAGGAATTGCATACCAAGACTTAGTACGTTCTGGAGGTGAGTTACTTAAAATGCAGTCAAGAACTAAACAACTTAGTGAATTAAATCTTGATTATAGTCAAAGTCAATTACAGCAGTTAGAAGGTATGATGGAGTTATTACCTAATAAAGAAGGTGGACTTTCGTATCAAGTTACATTTACAACATCTGATGGTGAAACTATAACAAAAGAGTTGGATAAATTAACCGATAGACAAAAAATAGAATTAGAAGAGTATATTACGGCCAGCAATCAAATTAATCAAAGTGCGGATGAATTCGTTAAAGGGGGGTATAAAAGTACAAAATCTATTGAGGCTCAACAGAAAGAAACTGAGATGGCAAATAAAAATGCTATTGGTCTTGCCCTTGCTGAATTTGGTGGGGTGGACATATTAAAATCGGCATTAACTGTTTACCAATCAACTTCAAAGGCGTTCGTTGATAATTTTAGTTTGAGTAATGCTGATTTTAAAACTTTTTTAACAGGATTCAATAATAATTTACAAGGTGTTGTTACTAGTTTAGCTAGTGCTGACATAAGTGGTGCTCTTGGACAATTAAAGGAGGCAACAACTTCGTTGGCGTCGTTTGCCGGTTCTGCTGGATTAGGGGCCTTAACAGGAGCTTTATCTAATCTAACAACAAGTTTACAAGGATTTACTGGTGTTGATTTTTCAGGATTCCAAACTCAAATAGATGCAGCTAAAGCCGCTTTGGAAAATTTTACTAAAAGTTTAAACCTTGGTGGTGAAACTAGTTTAATCCCACAATTATCATTACCTGAAATAAATATTCCTGGAATTACAACTGAACCAGCATCTCAAAATACAAATAACACAAACGTTAACGGAAAAGTGGAGTTAATATTTAAGACTGACGGAACCTTTACCCAAAAACAAGTTGATGATATGGCGGCGGCGTTAACTAAACCGGGAAACGCACAGAAATTATCACTCGCGATTGAAAAGGCGTCTGAGACACGAACTGCATAATTAAAAAACATTTTAGATTCTATTTATAATAAAAATGTTTGATGTCTGAGAATATACTTTCATTTAATGGTTCAGAGGAGTTTAGAAAAAGATTAATTAAATTTAATCTAAAACCTTACAATATTGAGGGTTCATTTACTTCGTCTGTGGACCCTCAAAACTATGAGGTAGTACAGGGAGTACAAGTTCCGATTGATTTAGATGATATAAGTACTGAAGTTGAAACTGAGGCTAAGTCATCGACTATTCCAAATAGATATCATACTAATGATTATATCGATGCAGGTACTATTGTCGGATACCCAATAAGACCTACACCTGTTTCTCTTGATTTAAGAACTGCAAATGCTCTAAGACAATCTTCAGAATATCCTCAGTTTGTTATTTCAAATTATAGTCCTGTGGATATTCTAAATAGTAATCCGGTTATTAGTCAGGATTCCTACTTACAACAATTGGCGGCCGCTCAGTTAAGAGGACTTTTTGAAGAAAGAATCGCGGTTCAGGTTGAAAGATATACGGTGGGACGAGTTAACTTCCAAGCCTTTGAGGACCCATTCAGTGCGTCTTTATTAGTATCAGGACAACAACCATTAGTTTATCAAGATTATACAATTACAGTACCTGATGGTGCGATTGACATGAGTGTTTTTTGGTTGGAAAGACTAACGGGAACCTATTTCCCTGTTTCTCCAATTGAGGGTGAATATTTTACACAACCTGAGAGACAAAAAACTAAAGCGGGTCAGTTACTCGCTAATACTACTGTCGGTAAACTTACGGGTAAATTTTTTAATAAATTAAAGAATTTAGTAAATCCTTCTGAGAAGTTCTTACAAAATACAGGAAGTGGACAGAGAAGTGCTATGTTTAATAACATAGGATACAATAGATTTAAACCTCCATATGTAAGTCAAATACAAGGAATACAGGCGGTTGCCAATTTATTCAATAAGGGTGAAAGTTTAACGAATTATTATATTGGTTCTGAACAGGCTGAGTTACAAGAAATTAATTCTCCACCTGACCAAGTTCCGACAGATGCTTATGGTAATGTTACAGGTACCATTGTTTATGGTCCTGACAGAGCTGGTAAACTTTATGAAGGTGATAATAACTATCAGTTTGGTTTGGCCGGTAAATCTTACACGGAGAGACCAAGTTTTGACGGGGGATTTGTTTGGGGTAGTACTGATACAAATGCGGATGCTGGTAAAAAAATAGGACAAGGGGGAGAATCTTTTGGACAGAGTGATACTTTTAACCAAATATCTCCATTTTACGAACAAGTTTTATCAAGTAACTATGAGTTTAAACCCGGTTCAATTTTAGACGAGACTCAAAGAATTATTGATTCAACACCTAAAAAAGGTGGAGATAGACTAAGTCACGTAGGTAACGCAATTAACCAAGTATCTAAAGTGTTTTTTGATGGATATAAAGAAATAACTAAAGGTTCAAAAGTAAGAAGATTTGTTAATAAAAATGGTAAGGAAGTAGGTCAAGAGTACGGAAGAGTTTTCACAAAAGATACTCCATATTTTACGTATTCTAATCTCCAATCAACAATTGCAAATACAAGTGGTAATGAAACTAATGGTAATATTAGAAGATTCTCGTATTCGGTATTAGATTCTACTTATAACTTAAACATTGCCCCTGTAAATAAAAAAGGTTCTACAAATATTTTAAATCCACAATCACCAAATGCTAGTGTTAAAAAGTATATGTTCTCAATTGAGAATTTAGCTTGGAAGGGAAGTGCTGAATATAATGAATTACCTGAATGTGAAAAGGGACCAAATGGAGGTAGAGTTATGTGGTTTCCACCATATGAATTAAGTTTTGACGATGATTCGACACCTAGTTTTACTGATAATGAATTTTTAGGTAGACCCGAACCAATTTATACATACAAAAATACTAAGAGAAGTGGTAACCTAAGTTTTAAAATTGTGGTTGACCATCCTTCAGTGTTAAATTTAATTGTTAACAAAGCGTTGCAAAATGAAAACTCACAAACTGTAAATGAAGTTGTTGATTCATTTTTTGCGGGGCTTAAAAAATATGATATTTATGAACTTGCAAGAAGATTTAATACATTAGATTTAAAGACATTACAAGAGGCATACCAAGAAGTGCTACAGAACCCCAACTCGACAAATGAACAATTACAGTTAGTCGGGCAAGCTATTAATAGTAATAATGATAGTCCTGTTCAAAATCCTGAACAAACATTCAATTCCGAGTATGAGAATTATGGGTTTTATTTTAATGATACAATTGGTGGTGGTGGTTATGGGAATGCGTATGACGAATATGTAAATAATTTACCTGTATTTTTACAACAAAGTGGTGATTTATCAGGACAATGTGAAACATTTTTTAATACAGTTATTGAAACAAACAATTCACAAGTTGATACTATAATTGATGAAATCTCATCAATCCTTACAAGTAAAAAAGGTCAGGTTAAAGTTATTTTATACGGAACTAAAAAGATTGGTACTTCAGATGCTGGCTCACAAAATTTTGTTAATAGTGAATTGGAAAGTGTTAAAACTTGGATATATAGTCGAGTTATTGAAGGTGGTACCTTGGAAAAATATGGAGATAAGGAATTAATCATTGTTTCAGAACCTGAGTTAAGTTCTAATGCTGAAATTAAAGGTGGTAATTTTGATGCAATTAATTGTAACCAAACACTCGGAGGTTTACAAGATGTGTATTCCCCTACGGCAATGGCATGTAGAGCTCTTAGGTTTAAAAATATTATTATTACACCATTTCCTCCTGATAATTCGGTACAGGGGGACAATCAAACTAATCAGTCTAATCCAAATCAACAAACGTTAATTGGTAATAAACCAAAACAAACAATTAACGAAACTAATATTAGTCAAAACATAACTAAAAAAGTATTGAGGGGATTATTAAAGGAATCTGATTATTTTGAGATGTTAAACGCTCAATCACCTTTTGTTTACGACTCAATTAAAACGAAGATTAAATATTTCCATCCGGCATTCCACTCAATTACTCCTGAAGGATTGAACTCAAGATTGGTTTTTTTGAATCAATGTACAAGACCTGGAAATACAATACCTACAAAAACGGATACAGGTAAATTAATTACATCTGATTCGTTCAATACTAATTTTGGTAGACCACCAATTTTAATTTTGAGAATTGGTGATTTTTTTAATACTAAAATCGTTCCTAATTCTATCAAGTTTGATTACGATGAGGATTTATTAGATTTAAATCCCGAAGGGATTGGAATCCAACCGATGATTGCTTCAGTTACGATGTCTTTTGATATGATAGGTGGTCACGGGTTAAAAGAACCTGTAGCAAAATTACAAAATGCTTTGTCGTTTAATTATTATGCTAACACTGAAATGTATGATGATAGGGCGGATGTTACTGAAGATACAACCGTATTAGATTCTGCATTTTTAAATGCAATTGTTAACCAAGAACCTTTGGCAGGATTAAATGATGTGAACAATATTTTACAAAATGATGGAGGAACGACTATTGGAACAATAACACTTAATGTACCTAGTGGGGCAACTCAGACAGGAGATATCCAATATACACAATTCTTTGGTACAGCAGTTGAGTCGGCAAAAAGTTATTTCACGAATATTACAAATACGTATAAGACAATTATTGAAGAATACAATTATGGTATTTGGAAACAAATTATTACTGAAAGAAATTACTCTACAGGATATTTTGATAATTTGAAAAATCCATCAACTAATGAAGTTAAAATTTTAGGTAAACCTAAAAATGTTGAACAAAGATTACTAGCTTTAAAAGACCAAATTATTAGTGATATTGATTCGGAGAATGATACTATAATTAGTTCATTGGATTCTGACCCATACGTTACTAATTCAGATGTAAATGTTGTTAAAAATAACTATACTAATTTTATTAATGATTATTACTCAAGTGAAATTAGTTCAATATTTACAACAATTCAGTCTGTTTCAGATTTACAAGCGGAATCATATCAAGTGTTTAGAAAGTTAGATTTAATATCTAATTTAACTGATGGTAAAATATTAACAAACGGTCAACCTAAAGTTTACATTATATCAGGTATTTCATCTTCAGATGTTGAGCTAACTACTGACTATACAGAAATTGCGACAAATTTCCAAAATTATTATACGTTACTTGGAAGTAATAACATTATTGTTGATGGACTTGAGAATAGTACATTATTCACACCAATAAGCGGTGGGTTATCCGACGAGTATAATAACCGAACATTTACACTATTATCTAAAGTATTTTTAGATATTGATTTAAGAAATAACTTTAAGAGTAAATTAACTGAGAATTTAAGTTCAAGTTCTTCAGGGACAACTGTTGGATTAGTTGACAATATTTGTGAAAACTTGGCAACCATTTTTGATGAGGAATATAACTTATGGTTAACTCAATTCAATACATTTATTGAAGGAACTGATTACCAAACGTATAAAGATTATAACCCGCAAGTTAATGGAATTACTATATCAAATAAAGAAAGATTGTTTACATTTAATACATCAGGTGCCACGGAAACACAAGGTACTCAGATTAAATCTATCTACCAAACAGTTAATGAGAATAGTGACCTATCAACATATAATGGTAAAAAAATATTTGAATAATGGCTGATTTATATTATAATCGATATCAAAACTTAGTTTCTAATGGTATGCAAACTGTGGTACCGTATGTTAAGTTACCTTCAAAATCTACAGACAAAACTCACGTATATAAAATCAACACATCAAGATTAGATAAGATATCCCAACTATATTACGGAACTCCTTTTTTTGGATGGTTAATATTACAAGCAAATGGGATACAAGGAGGTTCTGAATTAAACATTACTGATAATACCATATTGACTATACCGTTTCCTTTAACACCGTCTTTGTTAGATTATAAGTCGGCAATTGACCAATATTTTTATTATTATGGCAAGTAAAAACATATATGTAGAGAGTAATTTTGATAATATATTTGTTGTAGACCCTAATAGGGTTTATAATGACCAAAATTTACCCGAACCAAGAACAATTAACCAAGAAGACTTGGTAATGTATGTTAATTTAGAATGTGACTTAGTTCCTAGAAGTAGGCTTGTAAGAGGAACCGAAGGTAATTCAGGGCAATTAATCCAAGTCGCTGCTGGTACGGTCAACTTCCTTAATCCAAATGGAAACCAAGAATTAACAACAAATTGGACCGACCTACAAGAAGGTATACCAAATCAGAATACGATAAATAAAGAATTACTTGGTATTACAAGAATCGTGTTTAATGTTGGATTAAGTTTCGTACCTGAAGTACAAGTAACATTAGAGGATATCAGAGGTAGGTCACTTTTTGAAGGTGGGGACGACTCGGCGTATTCTGTATTTTTTAATTATCCATGGCCTGTTTTTTATTTAACACTTAAAGGATATTATGGTAAAGCGACAAAAACTCGATTATACTTAAACAATTTTTACACCTCGATGAATGCTAATTCTGGTAATTTTGAAATAGAATTAACATTTAGAACTGAACAGTTTAGTGTTTTAAAAGATGTGCAATATGCGGATTTATTTGCGGTTCCTCAAATGTACACTAAAAAGTTCTCTAATAACCAACAAGTTGACCAAACTACTCAAATAGGAGGTAACAATAAGTCTGTATCTGAAATAACCACATACAGGGGATATGAAAAAATTAAATTAGTTTATTCTAATTACAAAAAAAAGGGATTGATTCCTGAAAGTTTTCCCGAACTTACGGTTCCCCAATTAATAAATAAACTTGATAATTTTGTTAATATTACTTTGGGAGAATATGGTAAATTATCATTTAATTCATTTACAGACTTTGAGAATTATAGAAGTTCAATAATAAACTATAACGGAGAAATATTCACTAAAAGTAATTCTTGGTTCTCAACATATATGGACCTTAAAAATCCATTCATAATTACTGAGAATGATGTGGATTATGAAATTTATACATTTAAACCCGAACAATTAACAAATTCTGTAACGGCGTTAAGTGTTCTTGAGGAAACTATTAGTAGAAATAATCAAATTTTGAACAACAATCCAACTTTTGGTGAGGGAGGAAGTAAAGAGATTAAAGTTCCTATAACATTATCGTCTTTAATAATGCCGACTTTAAGTATCTCACAAGTTGATATTTTAAAAACATTAACTAAAAGAAATGGGACCCCTCCGACTCAGGAACAAATTGATTTATTTGGGACTGAGTTAGAGTTAATATTTGCAAATGCTAATAGCTTATTGGATGTTGAGGTTTCACCATTTTATCGACTTGATGGGGATGGGTATTATGCAAATTTAAGTGAAAAAATTAGACAAGATTTAAAGGCTAGTGAAAACGAAATTGAAAACAACTTATCTGAAGAATTAGATAGAATTTTAGAATCAAGTAGTGGACTTGGATTTAAACCTACTGTTAAAAATGTAATTGCTGTCATTTTAGCTTCAGCCGAGGCTTTTTTATTACTTTTAGATGACGTACACACCAAAGCTTTTGATAACCGAGATAGTACTTTTAGAAGAAATGCCGTCTCGTCAGGTGGTAGTCCTGAATTATCTGACATAATTGAAAATTTGCCGGATTCACCAGTTTATCCTTGGCCTCAGTTTGTTGTAGAAAAAAAGGTTAACAATAATACTGTTTATGAGAATGCGTATCCTGGTGATTCTGATTATATTTCAGTTACAAGGGCTAATGATTTTACTATTTGGCCTGAAGTTGAATTTGTTGAAGAATTTGTTAAAGGATACTTGAAAAGAGATTTAGACCCCCCTGCGAATAATCAAACCATAAATTTAACCGCAGTAAATAGAAATATAATATCGGGATTTGACACACCGTCAACGAATAATCCTTACTCTAACTTAGAAACTGTCAATTTCCTTTTTGAGATTTATGAACGTATACTTACAATTTCTCAGTACCAAGGTTTTACTCGATTAATATCAGATGTGATATTAAAATATTTACCCGATGCGGAATCTGAGAATATTGTAAATGGGATATCTAAACAGAGTTATGATTTAGTTGAATTATTAAAAAACTTCAAATTTAGTCCAATAGAATTTAAAAACTATTTGAAGAGCATTACTTTAAATGGGACTACTGATAAATGGATTAAACTTCAAAATGGTATTCTTAATACTGAATATTTAAAAAGTGAAATTGATAATAACTTTAAGATTTTAGATACTGACTTACCTGAAGTTAAAGTTACTTTAGAAAGTGAAGGGGTGATTGAATCATATTTAGGGCAAAGTGCTACAAACCCTGTTTATTTCACCGACACTTATCCATTTATTTCTAATACATGGAACCAAAATAATTTAGCATCAAGTGTGGATGGATTCGAATTTGTTAGTTTTAACAAAACTTCAGATTCGTTAATTTATAACTCAAACATTAAGAAGTTTGCGAATTATACAACTCCAAAAACTACAGGTAAGACAGGTGATAACAACTTTAATAGACCATATACAAATTTCGAAGTATTAACAAACACTATTGTTATCCCTGTTAATATTAATAGTTTTTATATTGATAGAACAGATACTCAAGTTTTCACTGAGGGTAATTTATTGTATTCTACAAATACAAGTTTATTGAGTGATACTCAAACAACCTCCATATTAAACACCCCTTATTTTATTAATGCATTAATACAGGATATTGAAAGTGTTAGACAAACAACTGAGAATCCATTTGTTACAAGTTCTTACTTCTTTTTGAATAGTTTGCCTTTGGCTACGTTAAAAGAAAAATATAAAAGTTCTAACGAATCCATTGGTAATGATTTAGATTATATTGCGGCAACTATTAAAAAGTTTGGAGGGGTTCATTCCGTTCCAAAATTATGGGTTGCGAAACTTGGAAGTGTGTGGTATAGATATAAGAAGTATATTGAAACTGGAACTGACATTTTAAGTAATTCTTTAACTGATTTTGATAAATTAAACGCATACGACCCAATAAATGGTTTATACGGAACACAGTATAATATTTTATATAATTCAAATACGGTTAATATAAAGTTAGAATCCACAATAGGTTCGGATGTTGGTGATATTGATTATGTGAATATTGGATTTTATCCAAAATTAATTAATGATTTCTTTTATTTGGTAAATGGTGTTAATATATATAACCCATCAGATGCGGGTCTTACCGTACAAACAATACAGGACGCTATTAATAATAGAATACAAAGTGGTGAAATTATAATATTGTTACCTAATTCTTCTAAAATTAATAGAGTTAATTACACAGCAACATCATCGTTATTCCTAAATGCCTGGAGTATATTAATTAAAAACATTGCAACTAATAAATATGTTACGGTACCTTCGTTTGGAGGAACTGTGAATCAGACAGAAAAAGAATGTTTTTCAGTGACAGGTTTAGTTAATCCTATAATGGGTAATTCTTCTATGTATAACGGTTCAGCGAGATTGTTATGGGGGGCACCAAACTATGGATATTTTAACACTTCAACTATATCATTACCCGCCCCCGACGAGTACTTCAAAGTAATTAATACTAACTCAACTTTACAGTCATCTTTTGATTTGGTAAGTGACTCAACGTATTCAAAAATTGAAGAATTATTCTCAGTTTTCCAAAAAGATGAACTTGATATTATTGAACAGGAATTTTTAAATTACTCTAAGACAAGATTCGAGGTTACAAACAATTTTACCTTACACCAAAACATGATTGATTTATTCCAATACGACTACAAAGTACTTGGTAATAATGATGATGATGTAGTTATCAAAATTCAGAACGACCAAATAAATAATTTTGTGTCAACTATGGCAGGATTGCTTTCAGAAAACTTTATCATGGTTAAGGGTAATCCTAATAATTTTAACCCTCAATCATTTAGTTCTTTATCTTCTAATCCATTAAATTACTCACAAGTTGAGGTGGATTACAATAGTGGAACGCCAAACGCAGTACCTACTACGGCAAATACAATCACATTATCAGTATCGTTAGCGAACTACCCTGAAGAGTGGAAAACACTTAAAACACATGTAGGGTTCTCAACGATAAATGAATTAGTGTACTCAGATACTGGGTCATATATTACTGACTTTTTCCCTGTGATGAATATCGGATTTACAATTAATAATATCGAATATTATTCCTCACTAATTAAAGTATTTGCGAGTCAAAAATTACTTGACCCAACATTAACTAAAGATTCTTTTGTTACTTTATTAGATAGTTATTTTGCGGATATTGAGGATTTCCAAAATAACTTATTCACTCAGACATTCCAAACATTAACTGGTAAATTACCACAAACAGTTAAAACTGAGAACGATTTAAGTGATTCTCCATTAAAATCTTATTTAACTAAAGTTGAACTTTATGATTTATTTAAATCTTTAAATGATAAATGGGTTGCGGGAAATAACTATAGTTCACAAACATTATTGGAAGACGTGTTGTTGTTGGATAGAGCCAATAGAAACATATCCGACCAAATAATTGTTAATGTGACAGAACTTACTAAAACTTTAAAAAACTCAAGTCAAAAAACTCAAACTTACGAAATTATTGAGAATATAATTAGAGAGAATGGTTTTATTATTTCTTATAACCCTATCTATATTAATTATTATAACTCAATAACTCCGCAGGGGGATAATCAAAATAATGAGGACCCTGAAGAGTTGTTTGCCGATAAATTATTTGGGGTATTTGATAATGTCGATTTCCAAGAAACCAAACCAAAAATGGTTTGTGTTTACCAACAAAAGCCTTCCGAACAATTGAATAATAAAAATATTAATAATGGGTATAATTCGGATAGTTTTGATTTATCAAAAACTAGCGCAAATCCTATAATTGAGAATCAATTTGGTAAAACTGATTGGGCGTTATCTAATAAGACTGTTGGATTTGCGGTTGACTTTGGATTACAAAATCAAAATGTTTTTACGTCAATTAATGTATCACAAGATAATGGGGAGGCAACAAGTGAATCTTTGGATGCTAATTTTAGATTGGCAACAAGTCAGTCAGGGTCGAGAACAAACACACAGTCTGTTAGTTTATATAATGTATTTAAAACTCGACAATACAAGGCGAGAATACGGTGTCTAGGTAATATGATGATTCAACCAACAAACTATTTTGTGTTACGAAATGTTCCTATGTTTGCTGGTTCTTATTATATTACAGAAGTTGTTCACACAATTGCGCCTGGTGAGTTCAGTACCGATTTCACGGGACAAAGACAAAAAGTAACAACATTACCGTATGTCAATCCAATATTAATGTCACTTAAACGACAGTTAATAACTGACGCTAGAAATAATTATTCTAATAAAGTTTCTAGAGCCGCAACTGCGACAAATACTACCACTAATATTAACCAACAACAAACGAATACAACTAAGTCATTAATTCAAAAAAGAAAACCCGCATCCTCACAAATTTGTGAACCTGCTCAACCCTACAGTACTTACGCATCTACAAATCCAGTTGAAACTAATTTCACTATTTCGGATATTGTTAGTAAGATTAATGGATTAACAACTGATGTAAACTCAAGAAAAATTTTACTAACTCTTATATTATCGTTTAGTTATGATGCGGCTTCTACTAAAATAAAAACTTGGAATAACAATTTAATATTAGCAAGACTTGATGGGGGAATATGGGGTGGAACTTTATCATCATTCTTTAATGAGGAGTTTATTTGTTTGGATGATGAGAATGGTAGTACTAATACATATGCGGTTTTTGAAACACCTGAAAAATCTTTGACTTTTATTAATAGTAAGTTTGTTCCGGTATATCTTAATTCAGTAACTAATTTTACAGATATTAATGAATTTGCGACACAGTTTGTTAAACAATTGATTAATGATACGGGAACAACTACAAATTATTACGATACTTACAAAACAAATAATCCGGATAGTGTTACACAATTAGAAACTAACGTGAAAACTTATTTTAATTTGGCTAGCGCTAACGGTATATAATTGAAAAAATGAAATAAACTACATATTTATATATAAAAATAATATGAGCACAAAAGAAATACTTGATAGATATCTTGGAAGAAATACAAGAATCACTGAGACCGACAAAGGTAATGGGTTTAAAGAAGTGTGTGATTTAGATACTGGTGACTGTTACACTATCAGAATGAAGGATGGTTTAATTGAAAGAGTTGACAACACTATGTATACAAACAAAAAAATAAAAGTAGAAACTACAACTGGTATAAAACAGTTATTAAATGGATAATATGAAAAACAAATCAGAAATATCAAATGCGATTCTTGAGGAATTGACAAGGTATAATAAAATTAATAATTATATCACAGAGCAAGAAGCATTACCTACCGATTTACCTCCTGTTGAAGAACCTGCAACTGACGCAACGGCACCGGCTCCCGATGCTGGTACAACACCTCCACCGGCACCTGAAACAACTGAACCACAACCAATAGATGTTGCAAATGACCCTGAAGTTGAAAAAATCGGTTCAGAAGAAGAGTCAACTGAGGAATTAGATATAACTGATTTGGTAAATTCTCAAAAAAATGTTGAAACTAAACAAGAGGAATATTTTAATAATTTATTTACTCAAATTTCAAACTTGGAAAGTAAATTATCTGAAATGGACGGACTTGTACAAAAGTTAAACGACATTGAAGCGAAAATTGAGAAATATAGAGAAAAAACTCCTGAAGAAAAGTTGGAATTGAGAAGTTTGGATTCGGGACCATACAACCAAAAATTAAGTGATTTTTTTGAAGATAAGGAAGAAGATATGAAAAAGTCGGGTAAAAATGAGTATGTTTTAACTACAGACGAGATTCAAGACTTCTCACCCAATGAAATCAAAGGAACATTCAATGATTATTCTGAACCTGGAGAATACCAACCAGTTAAGTCTTAATCAAAATATTTGACTATTACGGCTGACACACTTATACTTGTTTATTAACTATTAATTTATATATATCATGGCGACAAATTCACTAGATGCTGTACTCGCTCAGTATGAAAAAGCGAAAAGCGGAGGAAGCTCTGCGAACAAAATGTCTCAAGAAGACAGAATGAAAAAATATTTTGCGGCTATCTTGACGCAGAATGAGAACTCGGGACAAAAACGTCTTCGTATTTTGCCAACACCTGATGGTTCATCTCCTTTTAAAGAAGTATGGTACCACGAGGTTCAAGTTGAAGGTAAATGGAATAAAATCTATGACCCAGGTAAAAACGACAATGAACGTTCTCCTTTGACAGAAATTCATGATGAACTTATGTCAACAGGTAAAGAGTCCGATAAGGAACTTGCAAAATCTTATAAACCTCGTAAATTCTATATCGTTAAGGTTATTGACCGAGACAATGAGGCGGACGGTGTTAAGTTTTGGAGATTCAAACACAATTACAAGAACGAGGGTATCTTGGACAAAATCATCCCAATTTGGAAAGCTAAAGGAGATATTACTGACCCTACTAATGGTCGTGACTTAATCATCGAGTTGACTAAGGCAAAAACTCCAAAAGGTGCTACCTACACAGTTATTCAGACTGTGATGCACGATGACCCATCTCCTGTTCATGCAGATGCTGAGACTGCTAAATCATGGATTGAAGACCCACTTACTTGGGCAGATGTTTACTCTAAAAAACCTGTTGAGTATTTGGAAGCAATCGCTCGTGGAGAAACACCAAGATGGTCATCTGAATTAGGTAAGTATGTCTACGGTGACGAGGCTTCTGAAATGAGTGTTGGTGGTGGAAACATGTCAATTGTTGACCCACAAGCTGGTGACGAACCTGATGGTGATTTACCATTCTAATTTATACGGATGGACACTAGCATAGACAAAGTGTCCATCCTTTTTCATTTTTATACTAACAATTAAAACGCATAGACATTTATGGCGATAAAGAAAAAAGAATTCTCATTAGATGCAATCAAAAACAAGTATTCTACAAAAACTAAATACAAAGATACGGAGTTCTATGAAGTCGACGAAGCTTTTCATAGTGCTTGTGGTCTACCTGGTCCTGCTTTGGGTAACATCAATATGTTCCTCGGTCATTCGAACTCTTCAAAAACCACAGCTCTTGTTAAAGCTGCTGTTTCGGCTCAGAAGAAGGGGCATTTACCCGTTTTCATTATTAGCGAAAAAAAGTGGTCGTGGGACCACGCCGTGGAGTTAGGACTTGAAGCTAAAATGGTTGACGGAGAATGGGACGGTCAATTTATTTTTAATGATAATTTTGACTACATTGAGCAAGTTACCGATTACATCAATGAATTATTAGATGAACAAGAAAAAGGTAATATTCCTTATTCACTTTGTTTCCTTTGGGATTCAGTTGGGTCAATCCCTTGTAAAATGACTTTTGATGGTAAGGGTGGAAAGCAACATAACGCATCAGTATTGGCGGATAAAATCGGTATGGGTATCCAAGCTCGTATCACTAAGTCTCGTAAAGAAGATTATCCATACACAAACACAATGGTTGTTGTTAATCAACCTTGGGTTGAATTACCAGATAATCCATTTGGGCAACCAACAATTAAAGCGAAAGGTGGAGAGGCGATGTGGTTAGCATCGGCACTTGTATTCTTGTTTGGTAATCAGAAAAATGCAGGTATTAACCATATTACGGCAACTAAAAATGGTAGAACGGTATCTTATGCTATTAGAACTAAAATCTCAGTATTAAAAAATCACATTAATGGTTTGGGATATAAAGATGGTAAGATTATTGCAACACCTCAAGGATATATTGTTGATGATAAAGATGCTCTTGAAAAATATAAAAAGGAGTATTCTCAATATTGGAACGCAATTCTTTCAGGTACAGGAGAAATCACTCTTGATGAAACTGAAGAAACTTTTGAAAACGAAAACGAATCATTTTAATATTTTTTTGTGAAAAAAACGCTCCTTGTTGATGGGAATAATTTGATGAAGATTGGGTTTCATGGTGTGAAGGATTACTTCCACAATGGGGAACATATTGGGGCAATTTATCACTTCATCAACACATTAAGAAAGTTTATTGAAGAACAAAACTTTGATAAAGTGGTGGTACTTTGGGATGGAGAGGACTCTACGAGTATTCGTGGAGTTCTTTACCCCAAATACAAACAGAACCGTAGATTAACTATGGAAGAACCTATTTTTATGTCTTATCTAAAACAGAAAAATAGGATTAAACAATATCTCGAAGAAGTATACATTAGACAACTTGAAATTGCCGGCAGAGAAGCTGACGATTTAATTGCTCACTATTGTCACATATCTGAGAATGAACAAAAATTAATTTTTTCATCAGACAGGGATTTAACCCAATTAATTTCCGAAAAGGTGTCAGTATACTCACCTTCACTTAAAGCTACGTTTAAACACGGAGATAAGATTAAATTTGACGACTTTGAATACCCTCACTATAATGTGAAAACTTTAAAAATATTAACAGGTGATAAATCTGATAATATAGAGGGTATCTATTTGCTTGGAGAAAAAACATTAGTGAAATTTTTTCCTGAGATACTTGAAAAAGAGGTTAGTTATTCCGATATTTTAATAAGAGCTGAAGATTTATTAAAGGAGAATAAAGATAATCAAACTTTAAAAAATCTTCTAACAGGAAAAACAAAGTCAGGTATATTTGAAAACGAATTTTTTGAAGTAAATGAGCAAATCGTTGATTTATCAAACCCACTCCTCAAAGACGAGGACAAAGAAGAAATTTCCCAAATTGTCAATGAAACATTAGAAACTGAAGGAAGAAGTTACAAGAATATTATCCGTTATATGGTTGAGGACGGATTATTCAAGTATCTCCCTAAGGGTGACGACTCATGGACATATTTTTTAAAACCATTTATGAAGTTAACCAGAAAAGAAAAAAACAAAAAGTAAAAATCAAAAATTATGAGAGAACAGCAAGACATTACGAAACTAGAGTTTCTAATGACAGTGAACAACAATTTTATTGTTCAGAGATTTTTTAACGTGAAAGGGTATAACCCAAAAGCTCATCGCTCGGTTGAAATGAACGAGATTATGGGTGGATTTGTCGAAGATTTAAAACGTGATTTTAAAATGAAGACATTGGGTTATATGTTGGATAATCAGTATCAGATTACTGAGGACCCCGAGATTCTAAATACATCATTTACTGATGGTCCTGAGACGTTTAATATCTACGTTAGAAACGGAGAACATTTATTGTGTCACTATACCTTTGACGCTAAATTATACCCACCAAAAGTTAGATACACGGTTGATGTTAGACCTTATTTGAAGAATATTTTATTCTCATTGACTGAGGTATTGTCGTCAAAAAAATTAACACAATTCTACATGGGTTACTACTTGGTTTAATGATATTTAATAAAAAAAGGATATATGGCGGACAAAAATTTTGAATACTTAGGACAAACATTTCAGTTACAATTATTGAATCAATTGATTGTTGATAAGGATTTCGCCCATTCCATTATTGAAGTATTAGAACCAAACTATTTTGAAAACAAGTATTTTAAGTTAATCGTGCAAATGGTTAAGGAATACTATCAAAAGTTCGAACATTCTCCAAGTTTTGATACCCTTAATCAAGTTGCTAAAAGTGAAATTGCTCAAGAGTTATTGTTAAAGATAACTCTTGACACTATTTCCGATATTAAAAATATTGATGAGAGTGGTACTCAGTTTGTTCAGGAGAAGGCTTTAAAGTTCTGTAAACAACAAGAGTTACAGAAGGTAATGGAGAAGGCGAAAAAGATTATCGACCACGGAGAATTTGAGAACTATGACACATTAGAAGAAATGGTTCGAGAAGCGTTACAAGTCGGTAATGTTGATAGAGGAACTGGTGATGTATTTGAGAACTTAGAAGATGTATTAGCGGATGATTATAGACACCCAATTCCTATGGGAATACCTGGTATTGACAATTTGTTAAAAGGTGGTTTGGCTAAAGGTGAAATTGGTGTTATATTAGCTCCCACTGGTGTTGGTAAATCAACTCTTACTACGAAGATTGCAAACAATGCGTTCAATCTAGGATTTAATGTTTTACAGGTATTTTTTGAGGACAACCCAAAGATTATCCAAAGGAAACATTTTACTTGTTGGACAGGGATTGCTCCCGATGACCTTAGTGCTCATAGGGAAGAGGTGTTTAAGAAAGTTGCTGAGATTGAGGAAAAGATGTCAAACAAATTAATCCTTAAAAAACTTCAGTCTGATACATTCACTATGAGTCAGATTAAGAATCAAATTCGTAAGATGATTGCCGATGGGACACATATTGATATGATTATTTTGGATTATATTGATTGTGTAACACCTGAAAAGGCTTTGGAAGATGAGTGGAAAAGTGAGGGTTCGGTAATGAGAGCATTTGAGGCAATGTGTCATGAATTAAATATTGTTGGATGGACGGCAACACAAGGTAATAGAAGTTCAATATCTTCAGATGTTGTAACGACAGACCAAATGGGAGGTTCAATTAAGAAAGCTCAAGTAGGTCACGTTATTATTACCGTTGCTAAATCCTTACAACAAAAAGAATTAAATTTGGCAACAATTGCTATTACAAAATCACGTATTGGTAAAGACGGGGTAGTATTTGAGAATTGTAAATTCAATAACGAAATGTTAGATATTGATACTGAAAGTACTACAACATTCTTAGGTCTTGAAGAACAAAAAGAAGAAAGAAATCGAAATAGGATTAAAGAAATTATGGAGAAACGAAAACAACAACAGGTATAAAGAAAACTTAAATAAATTAGTCATATTAAAAATATTCAGATATTTATTAATATGGAAACAATTGTGATTTATGGAATTTTTCATCCAGACAAACCTGATATAATAAGGTATGTTGGAAAAACAAAAAAAAGTATAAATGAAAGGTTACGACAACACATTTATTTAAGTAAAAAAAATGTCAAAAGACCTCTATATTTGTGGATAATAAAAATGTTAAAAGAAAATAAAATCCCTGGAATAAGAGTAATTGAAGAAACAAATGATAATGAATGGGTTGAAAAAGAAATTTATTGGATAAAAAATTATAAAAAAAATAATCAATTGCTTAATTTAACCGATGGAGGTGAGTCAAATCTTAATTATGTTCCGAGTGAGGAGACTAAAAAAAAAATATCAAAAAGTAATAAAGGGAAACATAATTATTGGAAAGGTAAAAAATTGTCTGACGAACATAAAGAAAAAATTGGAAAATCCGGTAAGGGGAAAAAAAGAACTCAACAAACTAAAAAAAATATAAGTAATTCTTTGATTGGGAAAAAATTAACAAAAGAACATAAATTAAAACTTAGTCAGAATAGTTACTTAAAAGGGAAACCTGCAAAAAATGTTAGAAAAGTAAAAAAAATATGTTTAAAAACAAAAAAAGTTTTAGAAATATATCCATCGTTAGAAATTGCTTCTAAAAAAAATAATATTAAAAATAAAGGTAATATTGTTTCAGTTTGTAAAGGAGTTAGAAATTCGTGTGGTGGTTTTTTTTGGGAGTATGTGAATAATTAAAAAAATAAAAAAAATGAAAGAAAAAATTTTAGAAATGAATCCGAACAGATTTGTGATTTTCCCCATTCAATACAATGATATATGGGAATATTACAAAATGCACCAAGCGGCATTTTGGACCGCAGAAGAAGTTGATTTAAGTGGTGATATTAGAGATTGGGAAAATCTTTCAGAAAATGAGCAGTATTTTGTTAAAAATGTATTGTCATTTTTTGCGGCATCTGATGGTATTGTAAACGAGAATTTGGCAGAAAACTTCTACAGAGAAGTACAATACCCTGAAGCTAAGTTTTTCTACGGAATGCAACTTGCGATGGAAAACATTCACTCACTAATGTACTCATTATTGATTGATACCTACATCTCAAACGAAGAAGAAAAGAACAAATGTTTTACGGCATTGGATAACTTACCTGCGGTTCAAAAGAAGGCTAAATGGGCTTTGGATTGGATTGAAAACGCATCCTTCCAAGAGAGACTTGTGGCATTTGCCGCGGTTGAAGGTATCTTCTTCTCAGGTTCATTTTGTTCAATCTTTTGGTTGAAATCTCGTGGAATTATGCAAGGATTATGTAATGCAAATTCTTTGATTTTTAAAGATGAAAACTTACATTGTGACTTTGCAATTCATTTATTGAATAATCACGTTGAGAACAAACCGAGTGAAAAAAGAATTAAAGAGATTCTTTTATCGGCACTTGAGATAGAAAAAGAATTTATTACTGAATCATTACCTGTTTCACTTATTGGTATGAACCAAAATTTGATGAAACAATACTTGGAGTTTGTGGTTGATGGGTTACTTGTTAAATTGGGATGTAAGAAACAATTTAATGTAGAACAACCATTCAAATTTATGGAACAAATTGCCGTTGAAACAAAAGGTAATTTCTTTGAGTCAAGAACAGTTGAATATCAAAAAGCAAAATTAAATGAGTCCCTCTCATTTACTGATGACTTTTAATTTACTATCTTTATAAACTATGATGTCACTTAGAATTAAAAAACGTAGTGGAGACGATGCGTCGTTTAACCCACAAAAAATTTATAACAGAATTAAAAGAGCCTCAAAAGGTTTGAATGTTAATTCTGACGAAATATTCATCAAGGTAATAACCTCAGTTCCGACTGAGGGTATTATCACAACCAAAGAATTAGATAAGCTAATTTATGAAATAGCTGCGGCGTTTACAGGTAGTCACCATGACTATTCCCGTTTGGCGTCGTCAGTTGCTATTTCATCTTATCACAAAGAAACTGATGAAAGTTTTTCTAATGTAATGCACACATTACATGTTGATGGTGTCATTAACGATAAGTTAATGGAAACAATTGAAGAATACGGACCAAGTAATATCGACGCAGTTATTAATCACGATAATGATTATAATTTTGACTATTTTGCTTGGAGGTCATTACAAGAGATGTATCTTTTAAAAGAACCAACAGGTAAAGTAATTGAAAGACCACAACACATGTATATGCGTGTGGCTTTGTGGGTGACAAAATCATTTGAGGAGGCTGTGGAATACTATAAGTCTTTATCATCGCAACTTATATCTCCTGCGACTCCAATCATGATTAATGCTGGGACAAAGACTCCACAACTTGCATCTTGTGTGTTAAAATACAATGATGAGGATTCACGTGAAGGTCTTTTGGATACAATGAGAGATATCTCAACCTATTCATCTGACGCTGCAGGTATTGGACTTTGTATGTCAAATATTCGTAGTAAAGAAAGTCGTATTAATTCATCAGGCGGATATGCCGGTGGATTATTGAAATATCTAAAGATTGTTAATGAGTCACTTCGTTTCTTTAACCAACAAGGAAGAAGACCTGGTTCTGCGGCGATTTACTTGGAACCTTGGCACAAAGATATCTTCGATTTATTGGAGATTAAAAAGAATACAGGTGCTGAAGAATTAAGGGCAAGAGATTTGTTTACCGCACTTTGGATTCCTGATAATTTTATGAGAGCGGTTAAGAACAATGACGATTGGTATTTGTTCTGTCCTAATGACATTAAGAAGTCAGGGATTAAGGCATTACAAGAATGTTATGGTGATGAATATGAGTCAAACTATAACAAGGCGGTTGAATTAGGAATCGGTAAAAAAGTTAAAGCTCAGGACATTTGGAATAAAATCATTGAATCCCAAATTGAAACAGGAGTTCCATACCTATGTTCTAAAGACAATGCTAATAAGAAAACTAATCACCAAAACATTGGGGTAATTAAACAATCAAATCTTTGTAATGAGATTTATCAATATACCGATGAAGATACTACAGCAATTTGCACCTTATCATCTATGGTATTGAAAAACTTTGTTAAGGATGGTGAATTTGACCACAAACTTTTATACGAAGAAACTCGTAAGGTGGTAAGAGCGTTGAACAAAGTTATTGATATTAACAACTACTCAACTGAAAAGGGTAGAATTGGTGGATTGGCTCAAAGAGCAATTGCAATCGGTACACAAGGACTTGCGGATGTATTCTATTTAATGGACTATATCTTTACATCAGATGACGCTCGTAAGTTGAATAAAGAAATTTTTGAAACAATCTATTTCGCGGCAATTACTGAAAGTAATAGATTGTGTATGGACGGTAAATACAAACCTTACTCACACTTTGAAGGTTCTCCTATGTCACAAGGTAATTTCCAATTTGATATGTGGGGATTAAAGGAAGATGAGTTATCAGGAAGATGGCCTTGGGGTATTCTAAAACAAAATGTTGAAAAATATGGTGTTTGTAATTCTTTATTCGCGGCTCAAATGCCTGTGGCATCTTCTGCTAAGATTACAGGTTCATATGAAATGACAGAACCTGCTCATTCAGCAATTTTTAACCGTCGTGTTGTTGGTGGTGAAATTATGATTGTTAACAAATACTTGATTAACGATTTTGAAAAAATTGGAATTTGGTCAGAAGATTTAAAGAATGAAATTATTATGAACGAAGGGTCAATTCAGAATGTTAATTTTAATAATTACTTGGACCAAGAGGATAAAAAATACAACTCAAAAGTTAAAAGAACTGAACATTTGATTCAGAAGTATAAAACAATTTGGGAAATTTCTCAGAAATCGTTGATTGAAATGGCTGCGGATAGAGCACCATTCATTGACCAATCACAATCAATGAACATTTATATGGGTAACCCAACATTGTCAAAGATTTCATCTTCTCACTTCTATGGATGGGAAAAAGGATTGAAAACACTTTGTTACTACGTTAGAACAAAGGCGATTTCAACTGGTGCAAAACATTTGGCTGTCGACGTTTCAAAAATCAACCAGCCAAAACCAACACCTGAACCGCCAAAGGTAGATTACAGTTATATGAATTTACCTCCAAAACCTGAGAATAGTGATTTTGATTGTTTTGGATGTTCATCTTAAATTTAAATCCCGATTCGTCGGGATTTTTTATTTTATAAGTGATTTACTGAAAAAAATGTGACATTATATTTATATCATATGGCTAACGGAGTTACATACGGTATAAATTTCCCTTTTAGAGATTCTTTTGATGGTAAGTACCTTGACTTGTCAGATTACACTAATGAAGAAATTAGGAGTAGTTTGATACACTTACTTTTAACTAGAAAAGGTTCAAGATATTTTTTACCTGATTTTGGAACTCGTTTATATGAGTATATTTTTGAACCATTGGATGGACCAACATTTAATGATATTGAATTAGAGATTAAAGATTCTGTTGAAAAGTATATTCCAAATCTGTTAGTTACATCAATAAGTGTTACTGCCATTGCAACTGAAGAAGGGACTGATGTTACAACTAATGGTAATGTTGAAAACAATACTTACGATTTACCAGGGATGGCAACAAGAGAATATACCGCTAAAGTTAGGATAGATTACTCAATAACCTCAGATGTCTTTAACTCAAAAGATTTTGTAATAATTAATATATAAGATGGCTAATAAACAAATTTCATATACCACAAGAGACTTTCAGTCAATAAGACAAGAACTTATAAATTTTGTAAGAACTTATTATCCTGATTTAATACAGAACGTTAATGACGCTTCGGTATTCTCGGTGTTTTTAGATTTAAACGCAGCGGTTACGGACAACCTTCATTATCACATTGACAGAAGTTTACAAGAAACTGTATTACAATATGCCCAACAAAGGTCATCAATCTATAATATTGCTCGAACATATGGACTAAAGATTCCGGGTCAAAGACCGTCAGTTGCTCTTGTTGATTTTTCAATTACAGTACCTGCCTTTGGGGATAAAGAAGACTTAACTTATTGTGGTATATTAAGAAGAGGTAGTCAGGTAATCGGTGCTGGACAGGTATTTGAAACATTGTATGACATTGACTTCACTTCAAGATTCAACAACGAGGGTTATCCGAATAGAAAAGTTATACCAAATTTTGTAAATAATCAGTTGGTTAATTATACAATTGTTAAACGTGAGCCTGTTGTTAATGGTATTACAAAAGTATTTAAAAAGGTAATTAATCAAGCTGACTCAAGACCATTTTTAGAATTATTCTTACCTGAAAAAAATGTTTTAGGAGTTACAAGTGTTTTATTAAAAGATGGTACAACGTATACTAATGTTCCATCGGTACAAGAGTTTTTAGGTTCGGCTAACAGATGGTATGAAGTTGAAGCTTTGGCTCAAGATAGAATTTTTATTGAGGACCCTACAAAACCAAGTGATACTCCTGGAATTAAAGTTGGGAAATATGTTCAAACAAGTAGTCGTTTTATTACCGAGTTTACACCACAAGGATTTATGAAGGTTACTTTTGGTGGAGGTAATACGTCTACAGATGAATTATTAAGAGAATTTGCTGCAAATGGAACACCATTAGATTTATCTAAATACCAAAACAATTATAGTTTAGGTTCAGTATTAAAACCTAATAGTACGTTATTTATTCAGTATAGAATTGGTGGGGGGTTAGGAACTAATGTTGGGGTCAATGTCATCAACCAAGTCGGAACTGTAAGTTTTGCGGTGAATGGTAGTTCTGCAAATGTTAGGCAACAAGTAATTAATTCGTTAACTTGTAATAACGTGACCGCTGCGATTGGAGGTGCGAGTGTTCCTTCAATTGAGGAAGTTAGAAATTTAGTTTCATTTAACTTTTCGGCTCAAAACAGAGCGGTTACGATTAATGACTACGAAACATTAATTAGAAAAATGCCTTCACAATTTGGAGCACCTGCTAAAGTTGCAATAACTGAAGAGGATAATAAAATTAAAATTAATTTATTATCTTACGACGTTAATGGTAAATTAACTAGCGTGGTTTCAAATACCTTAAAAACTAATTTATCTAATTATTTGTCAAATTATAGAATGATGAATGATTATATTTTTATTAGTTCCGCAAACGTTATTGATGTGTCATTTGATATATCTTTAGTACTTGACGCAACTCAAAATCAGGGTACAGTTATAACAAATGTTGTTAATTTAATTTCTAATTACATGAGTCCTGCGAATCAAAATATGGGGGGTAATGTTTTCATTTCTGAGATAAGAAGAATTATACAACAAGAGAATGGGGTGATTACAATATCTGACTTGAAAGTTTATAATAAAGTAGGGGGGTTATATTCTTCAGCTCAAACGTCCCAACGATATTCTTCAGAGTCAACAAAAGAGATTCAATTAATTGACGATACTCTTTTTGCGGAACCTAATCAAATTTATCAAGTTAGGTATCCAAATACGGATATTCAAATTAGAGTTAAGAATTTGTCTACAACCAATTTCAGTTAAGATTATTTATTTTTTGAAATTAGTGTCTAAACTATTTATCAAAAAAGAGAATGCCAAATTCATTTAGAATAAAGTCAGATTTAGGTACAGACAAGGTATTACAAGTAAAATTAGAACAAAATTTTGATTCACTTGAAATCCTGTCGATGTCAATTAATCCTGAACAAGAATACTTACGTACTTGTGCTCCGTTTGGCGTTGTTTGCGGTAGAGTTTATGTTAATAATGGGTTTGGATTACCAAACGCTAGAATATCTATTTTTATACCATTAGAACAACAAGACGAAACAAATTCAATCATATCTGTATTATATCCTTATAAAGATTTTACTACAGTGAACGAAGATGGTTATAAGTATAATTTATTACCATATACACAATCTCACTCGGCACACGTACCTGTCGGAACTTTTCCTGAAAGAAGTGATGCTTTAATTGACAAATCAGTTGTCGAAGTTTATGACAAATATTACAAGTATACTGTAAAGACAAATGACGCTGGTGACTTTATGATTTTTGGAGTTCCTGTGGGACAACATGATTTGTTTATGCAGATTGATTTGTCAGATATTGGACAATTCTCTTTAACTCCACAAGATTTAATTAGATTGGGATTGGCTACCGAAGACCAAGTGGACGGGACTAAATTCAAATTCTCTGAGAATTACTCTGAATTACCTCAAATCATAACTGTTACCAAAACAATACAAGTGGAACCATTTTATGGTGAACCTGAAGTTTGTAATTACTCTATTACAAGAACGGATTATGATTTATCGACAATAGCAAATATTAAGTTACAACCAACCGCAATATTCATGGGGTCACTTATCTCTATTGATGATAAGAAAAAAATAGGTAGTTCTTTTTCAGGCTCAAAATGTAAAGTTAAATCAAAGGCGGGACAGTTATGTGATATGACCACAGGTCCTGGACAAATTGTTGCTATTCGACAGACAATATTCTCAGATGACAATGGTAGACCAATATTAGAGGAACATAGATTAGATAATGACGGTAAGGTAATAGACATAGATGGTACATGGGTATTAGAAGTCCCTATGAACTTAAACTATGTTTATACTGATGAATATGGACAACAAAGAGTTAGTAATAATCCTGATTTAGGGGTACCAACAAAAGGTAAATATAGATTCAAAATTAAATGGTTACAATCACCTCAGTTATCTGAAGAAGTTAAAAGGGCTTATTTCTTATTACCAAACATTAAAGAAAGAGGGTGGAGTGGACCTGATACGGACCCGATTGACTCAGAATCAAATGTTAGTACGGTAACAATATCCTCAAACCCACAGGGAGGAGTATTATCTCAAACGGTGTATGTTGATTTACCATCCGAAACTGTATATAGACTTTCATTCATTGAAAACATAAAAAATTTAGTTATTACCGACCCTAATGGTGTTCAGTTAAATGGTACAACATTAAGAACTGAAGGAACTTATATTTTTACATTTGATGTTGAAGATTTAAATAATCCGTATACTATAGATTTTGATAACGTTCCGATTGATTTATTTTTATTACAATCATCATACGCATTCAGTTTAGATTGGAATGAATACGCAAATCCTACCGAAGCTATTAATTGTGTGGATACGTTCTATGAAATGGTATATAATAAAGTATATACTGTCTCACAATTAATTGACAGGTACCAATCAAACAGGTTTGCTGGAAATACATTAATCATTAAAAAGATTACCGATTCTAATTGTGAGGGGACTTATAACACATTCCCAACTAACGACGCAATTTATCGAGTGGATGTTTTATTTGTGATAATATCATTTTTCTTAGATTTCTTTAAGTTTTTAACTATACCTGTAATGTTAATATTACACGTATTGGCATTTTTATTAACAAATATTTTTTATCCTTTTATTATTGCGTTTTCCATTTATCTGGGAGGACTGGCGGCGTCATTTTACATTGATGCGGGTGCAGCTCTAGCGTCTCCAGTTCCTCAAGTGGCATTGTCAATTACGTTAATTGCTAAAGGTGTAATAATTACCGCTTTTGCTATATTAATTTTAGTATATGCTGACAGAATTAAAGAAGCGTCAAAGAAACTACTTAATATTGGATTACCTTTAGTGTTATATACTGATGATGGGTGTGAACGATGTAATTGTCAGGCTGAATATGGTGGTATTGACCAAACTGAAGATGACCCACAAAGTGTTGATTTATCAGGATTAGACGGTTTAGCGGAGTCAATTGCTGCTCCTGTATACGACGTACAAACCTCAATATTGATAGATGTAACAAGTCCTAATCCGTATAATGGATTTACTGGAGATGAATTAATTAATGTTGGACAAATATGGGCGGGATATTCATCAACAGGACAAGGTGCGGAAGCAACGTTAAAACGTTTCCCATGGAGTCCCGCACCAAATAACGGATATTTTTTCACATTAAACTTACCTCCGGCTGAGTTATATAATTTATTTAACACCAAGTCAAAATATTATAATAACGTACCAAATTTTGGAGATGGAAATATAAAAGGATATAATCAAATTAGGGTTAACTGGTTGCCTAATACAAATAATCCAGATGTTAAAAATCATAAAGATAGTGTTATGATTTTAGTGTTGGATAAAAACAAAGTTAGCTCTTTACCTTCAGGTCAGATTTTATCATTCCAAGACTCGGCTCAATCTGGAGACATTAATTTTGGTGTTAAAACTGGTGACATAACCACACCATCTCAAATAACTGTCAACTACTCAAATCCTGACGACTTTGGCGCGACCACACTATCAACTACCTATACGATACCTATTGAATATACTAGTGGTAATACTACAAATGTGGATAATCCATTTCCTGCTGACGTAGAGTATTTCCAAGTAATTACAGGTATGACAATTGGTGACTTTGCATCTATTGCACCTGCAGATGCGAATGAGTTCTCATATGGTGTTAGATACTTACAAAGACTAAATGGTATTGATATCGGATATAGAAACCTGAGATATTACAGACTTGATTTAGGTGAAAGTGAGTATCCATGTTACTCTTGTTGGTATGGGTACCAGGGAAGTGCGGTTAAATACGCCGGAGAAAGTCCTCTATTTGATGAGAATAATATTGAGGGTAGTGCAATCAAAAATTATGACGATTATGGTATTGTTATTCTAATGAGAGGAGTTGACCCAAATTCCCCAAGAATACCTCAGCAAATAGATTTAAGTAGAATATTTGGTGTTGATGATTATCAGTGGAATTCTAATTATGTTGTCAGTGGTAATTTTAAAATGAATATACCTATACAGTCCACTAATGACTCTATGAGACCCGCATCGCACTTGGTTAATACTAATACAAACGTTTTAGATAAAAATGTGTTTTTCCAAAGTTATAGTTTTAATTATAATCAATTTGATAATGACGGGGAAACCTTACTTCCGGCTTATTATTCTGACATTGATGATGGTGGGATTAATGTGACATATTTGCCCGGTACTAATACTGTTTTCGATGATGGAGGAACCTCAAATGTATATACTCAGACAATTGCTGGTGAATTATATATTGATAGTAGTGATATTTGTAGTAATTCAATCACCAACCCATTGAATAATTATGTGAATGCATTCACTCGATATTTTGCATTACCCTATTATCCTAGTGGATATCACGCTTTAAATTGTGGGGATGCGATAGGTGCTAAATGTTTTTATAACATGTATCCTAACACATGTCCTGATAATGGTGGTAGAAATATTACAGGATATTATGGTGGTGAGAATGTTGCGGGAGCATCGATAATGTCTATGAGATTAATGAATGGTGGGGATGAAGACGGAGCACATGATTTCTATAACCGAGATACTCCATATGAAAATGGTAAATACGGTTCACCTGCTTATATTTCTACATCGTACCTTAAAAGAATTGGGTCACCAACTTTTACGTTTGACCCATGGCAATTAACGTCACAAAGACAAGTATTCAGGTCAGACCGACTACCAACATCAACCAATGTTCAGAGTAATGAAGGTAAAAATTATTACTTCCTCCATCAAAACAGTACATTTGCAATATTCAAAATATCAGATGCGGGAGCACAACAAGCGTTAATTAATGTAACAAATACTCCGACAACCAATAACGAATCCACTCAATATTTCTTTGGTAGTAATCCTGTTATTGAATCATTAAGTGATTGTTCTAAGGCAGTTCCACTTGAGTGTTATGATGTAGATGCTGACGGGCAACCAATTATCAAACCTAATTGTGACCAATTAATGGACCCTTCAGGTAAAGAAAAATATTTCTTAAAGGGTAATGGATGTTATAATCTCGTTTCAAAACCATTTAAGACAATACCTAAAGATATTAAATCAGTTGTTGAATGGATTACTAGATTAAAGATGAATTTGGCAGCTTGTTTTGAAATCATTTCCCACACATTTAATAATCAATATGTGAATGGTACATTATATACTTATCCATTTAGAAATGTTAGAGTTTTTGATTCGAATAATGAACCTTATAGTTTATACTGTAAAGACTTAGTTATTTTACATCCATCTAACAACTTTTACTATAGAAGTAGTCCATTCTCAACAACGTCATTGACTAATATTAATGATGGGTACTTTATTGGTAAAACCAATTCTTTTGGTGAAGATGGTGTTGGTAATAAAAAATATTTAGGTGCTCCAACTACAATCTTAGATTTAGGCCCAAGAGACTCGTTCCTACAAGAATTGGTGTATTCCGACGATTACGATGGTTATATTGTTGCAAAATTAAAGGCGACTTCATACCAAGAAATAAATGACATATTAAACATCTTTATATTGAGTCGTTTAATTAATACATCATTCTTGCAACAATTAATACCAATATCTGATGACCCTAACGAGGGGCAGTCGGACCCGACCATTAAAGCGTTATTCTCAAATACGAGATGGAGAGAAGATGGTGTGACATTGATTCCTGGGTTTGTTGATGGAGATTATTCTCAGATGATAGCTATCAATTCTGAATTTGGTATACAAGAGTTCTCACCTGAATCATATAACGCATCATCATTGTATTTCTCAAATGCTAACGAGTTTCCTTATTTTGGATTATTTATGAAGGGTAATAATCAGGATAGAGATTACATCACACCAAGACGAACAATATGGAACGAAAACACTCCAATACCACCATCACAGTATGATTTCACAAATATTCCGGTAAAAAGTCAGGAAGTTCCTTATTATTTGTGGCATTTCACAGGATTAAATGGCACCGACCCTGACACAATTTTTGGTACACAATCTAACAATTATGCGACCACATATCCTGACAGTAGTGGAGATTTTTCAAGTAGATTTTTTAGTTTTAAATACCAAGAATTGGACAGAATAAACCCATCGTCAAGATATGTTCAAGTTGATGGAAACAATAGTTTCTATTACAAAGGGTACATAATTAACTATGATTCTGCAGGTAACCCAACTGAAGTTAAGCCGGCAAATAATTATAGTCAAACAGTGTTATCAAATTCGCCATATCATTTCTATTTTGGATTAAAGAAAGGTGCAAGTGCGTTAGATAAGTTTTTCATAAAATACGTTGATACAAATATAACAATTGAGTGATTTAGGTAAAATATCGTTTTTAAAAGGTTCGGAAAGATACAAAGGGTCTCCTGAACAAAACATTGGACTTCAGATACCGTTAAACAATACGGTTAAAGAACTTGAAGAGTTTGATAGGAATATTAATGTTGATTTGGCTGATTTATATGATGCTGAAAGACAAAGGTCTACGTATATATATCCGACGGCTAAGTTTAGTATCATCTTTGAGAATGCTTATTCAGGGACAACTCCGACTAATGCATCTCCATACCAACCATTTAATAATAATCTGTATTATATTAATGAGAATTATTATAAACAACTACAGATACAATCTAATGGTACTGAAATTGCGTGGGGAGGGTTACCTCAATATAACGAGTTTGATTTTATTCGTACTGACTACGATGTTACAGGATATACTTTAAATAGTACTCAGTACCCTCCACACTATGTCCCATTAGCAAAAGACGCTGCTAAACTCAATTGGTCTTTTTATACATCTTATGCTTTTAGTAGTTCTACAAGTCAAGGTATGTTATATGAATCGAGTCTTGGTAGTTCCTTTTATTTTTTATCAGGTGATGGAATACCATTCACTATGGTAAGGGCTAATTATAGAGGTAAAAATGTTTGGCAATTTAGATGTCCTGTGCCTCACGGATTGAAACCTGGTGAAAGTGTTAGGACTTCAGTTACATCAAACTCTATCGACCTTTTTGATGTGTATAGTTTTGGTGACGGAACACAAGATTCTGAAAAGTATGTGTTTAATGTTTACGACATCGGATTTACTGATTTTGGTGATGGGTTGGTGGGGTTAATTAAAAGAGTGACCAATCGAGATTTTGCGAATGAGTCAACTTCAAGGTATTATGTTAGATTACATAAAATAATTGATACCCCATCTAATGCTATTTTAACCTATTCTGGATTTGAGAATAATGCGTTTAGGACGGTTAAAAAATTCATTTCTCCACAGTTATCTCCAAATTTTGTTTCAAGAGTTGCGGTTAAAGAGGGAAGTGACTCATATAATTTATCATTTACAAACAACGTTGATATCAATGGTTTGTATGATAATTTAAACCGACCTGTAACTGAATTATATTTTACAGTAGTTAATCGAGGACGATTTGGTTGGTTTAATAAACCTACTGGAGGACCTTTAAATGTTGGACTAAAACATGGGTGGTCTTTTAATGTTGAAACTCAAAACAGTATTTGGTGGGAGAATATCAATCCTACTAATTTAACAAATGTTACAACAACGCCTTTTACAAACTCTTATCAAGGGAGAACATTCTATTATAATAATGAGTATAATCTTGATGATATAATTCACGGAGATTTTTGTGAGTTTAATGATTTCACCCAAGAGGAAAGAGTTGTTTCTGAATACTATCATAAATTCAGTTTTAATTCCGATAACTTCTCAATCGGAGGACCAGTTAATAATCCATTAGGGTACTACTATAAGCCTCATTATAAGTTTCAGATTAAAGTGTATTCACCATACATTGAGGAGAGTGACGGTGCGGTTATTGCTAATTTACCTAATTATGCGTACTATAAAAACGCGACTCAAGAGTTTATTTGGAGGGACATTTATCCGTTTGGATTCATAGACGAAAACGGAAATGGTGTGGATTATCCATTTATGAACAATAAACATTATCCGTATAATAATTTTATTTTTAGAATTATACCTGAAGGTACAAATATTATATCAGCTCCAAGCATACCTGACCCATTAATTGATGATTGCGAATAAAATTAAAATATTAAGAAAAGTTAGTGACCGACAAGTTGTTGTACCACTATCAATTAACTGGGATTTTTCAGATAGAGGGGATACTATTGACGCATTTCAGGATGATGTGATTAAGCAAGTATTAGGTATACCTGTCGATTATGAACTTGCAAGATTTACTAAAAAACCTATCACTTTAAATCAACAAATTAATACATCAGTAATACATGAGTTTAATTTTTATAATGGTAGTGATTTGTCGTTTTATAATAGTTATGTTAATTCTGGATTGTTTACTTTTGACGAAGTTTACTACAACTCAAAAAGTTTTGACAAGTCGTTTTTCAAGTTAGACTTTTACGACACAACCGATAGGAAAAAGAATAAAAGTTATTTTACATTAATATTATCTAATCCTAATACTACTGAGGTTTTAGTAAGTAATGGTTCTGACTTTGATACTTATAAACCATATTTTAATTTGGATTATAATAAAAGTAGTGAGGGATATTTTATACACTGGTTTAAAGATTACAATATTTTGTCTTTAAGTGCGATGTATATGACAGCTAAATTCTTTAATGGTAAGACAGGTCAGTTCACTACATTTATTAAAGGTGTTCCTCAAAATTTTAATGCGGGTAACCCATATTCTGTAAGTAACGATTCATTTTATCAAAAGGTTATTTTTGATTTTAATACTTACGAATACAATTTCCCGGCTAATGGACCCAAGGATTATAACCATATTAAATGGTATGAATATGTTAACCCACCAACTCAATAATGGAAACTTTTAAAATACAAATATCGCCGGGTTTTTTAAATTCGGATATAATACAAGAGACATATAATAGTAATACTTTTGGAGTTTATTCGGGGTTGACGTATATATTATCGGGAGGAACAAACGGCTCATCTTTATTGACGAATTTAACAATTCCTGTTTTATTAAAACAAGAATATCAAGACGTTGGATATTATTCTGTTTTTGATGGAAACATTGCTCAGATTAACGTGTCTGAAAACTTTATTTTTATTAAAAACCCTTACGACTCCGACTTAAATTCTATTATAGTTTATAATACGTCCAAGAATTCCAACGTTAATTATTTGTCAACATCACTTTTTCAAATATCTTGGGGTGATGGTTCGGCGATTGAATTTATTGATAGTGTTAACCCTTATTTCGACCACACATATTCTGATAATGGAACTTATGAAATCAAATTGATTCATATAACATCCTTTGGGCAAATCATTGTGACTAAAGACATAACGGTACCATACGGAGTTACTTCGGTAGATAATCCATACGGGACAGTTACGTTTCAGAATTTTGAGAATTCTTGGTCAACAATACCGACTGAGATGAATTTTTATACGTCAGCAGATACAACAACAGATTCTGAGGTTCAGGTGGTTGCATTACCATATCTTATAACTGGATATACTAAATCAAAAATAGGGGATATTAAAACTTATGGAGGGTTTCCTCCGTTAGGGACTTCAGTTCCTATTGATGGGGGAGGAACGGGTGTTATGACTGAAAACACTACCACATATACTGCATACACAATAAATGATTTGGAATATGTAGACTATAGTAACGGTACATCTATATTTAGATATTATTCATCTGGTTTGACTGAAACTTTTGTTGAACACGAACCGATAGTGAAGAATGAGGTTTACTTAAATATTATAGACCAAGCTCAATTGTTATCTAATGTTTTTGTTGAAAGGGGTAAGAATAGTGCTTTGGAAAACTTTAGACGGATAGGGGAAGTTAGGACTCTTAGTTCACTTGAAGAATATGGATATAAATTCTTTAATGTGATTAAAACTCAGTTTTAAAATTGAGGATAAACTATTTATTAAATAATAGAAAAAAATGGCAACGGGTAATTTTGGAACGATAAGACCATCAGATGTTAGTCCTGATGATATTGAGATTATAATGAACTACACCCCATCAAGGGATGTAACTAGTAATTTCGTGTTAAAAAAATTAGACAGTTCAAACATCACACCATACTTTAACAATGGGTCAACTGGTGGTAATGCTAATGAGATTTTAGGTGGGTTATATAATTTGAATTTACCTTCAGAAGAATTTAATGCTTTAGGTATCTACACATTAATGATTCGACCCGCACAGATTAGAACATCAATTACCGATTGTGGTGTATTAAGTTCATTACCAAATGTGAAGGGCATTATTATTGATTTGAATAACGTACCTACTGAGTTTAGAAACAAGTTTGTTAGTCAAAGATTAGTAGGATTTAGAGTTGAGTATTTAAATCCTGACGGGTCTAAAATACCAAACTTCTTTAGAATTATAACATCAAACTTTTTTTGTGAACCGGTAACTCAAAACGTTACAAATACTATTTTAAAATCAACAAGATACATTTACACGGATACAGTAACTAACTTAATGTTTTGTACTTTATCACCATCATCATCACCTACTAATAGACCTAACGCAACACCAAATATCGGAGTTGCAGGACAAGACATTGTGATTACAAATACATTCTTTAATCCGACAGTCGTTGAAGTTGAGGTCGTTGACCAAGACATCTCAACATTGGCAATTGCTCTTTATGGTAATCAAACTAAATCGATTGAGGATGGTGTTTATACAATTTATGACTCAAGTAATAACATTTACAAACAGTACAACTTGTATGAAATCCGTGACCAATTTAACGAGTTGTTATATGAGGTTAGACAGGATAGAGGTAATAACATTGATTTTAGTAAAAATTTTGACAACATAATTGCGTAATGGCGAAGTACACATGTCCACCACAAACAGATTCAGGTTCAGGTACATTCTCTGACAATTTAGTCGGTTTACAGATTACCGATGGTGGAGGACTTACGCAAGGTAACTTCGCATTTACCACATCGGTTGTTCAAAAGTCAAACAGAGATTTTGATACGGGTGTATTCTCAGAACCGATTACGTTAAGTTCGTTATCAGTTACCTCAGAGGCTCAATCTCAAAATATCTTTGATAAAAACTTCAGAATTTATCCAAACTTTGACCAAACAAATGTTTTAAACTTTGTTAATTATGGTTCATTGGTTAAGAGATTTGAAGCTGCGGTTACAAATATAATTAACTTTTTTCCTGCTGGGCTAGAGATTTCCAAGTATCGTCAAAACTTTACAAGCGGGTCAACGGCAACGGGGATTACTTATACTCAGAACGAGAATATTACAAGTTTTACGGTTCCGATTGAGATTATTAGAAATCCATTTGGAATTGATTTCTCACAAAATGCGGACATTAACTTAGGTAGTTTAGATTATTCAGTTTCAAAATACCGTAATTTAAAAAAGACATTTAGAAGTTACATACTTGATATTAATAATAATAAATATGAACTTAGTTTATTAACCCCTTCGTCTTCAGTTAGTGCAGGAACATTAACTATATCAGTAATTGGGAACCCTTTTTCGGGGGCATCTACAAGTAGTGATGATTATGTTATCAGACTTAATGATACTGTTGTTAATGAGGTGTTTAATCTTGAACTTGACGAAGTTGAAGAGATTCTATTAAATAGATATTCATACCCAAAGTATACCGCAAAATTCCAAGTACCGACTGAAGGTGACGATGGAACACAATTTATTAGTTTTCAAAATTTAACTTGGCCGATGGATGGTCAATGGAATATAGATATTCGTACATCCTCATTTACATTCTATTTAAATAATTTAAATGAGATTGGTAGTAATTTTGATGTGTTTAAAACAAACTTGGTTTCAAGATTCTATGTTACAGATTCCTTCCAAGAATTCGATACTCCTGACCTTAAAGTTGATAAAGTTCTCAAAATTTATGGTAGAAGTTTTGATGAGAATAAAAAGTATATTGACGCTATCCAATACGCTAATTCAGTAAATTATAATATTGGTAACGACATTCCTTCGAATTTGGTAGTTAATTTAGCTCAGACCTTAGGGTGGGGAACCAATATATCTCCTATTACGAATGTTGGATTTTTAAACTCTGTTTATGGTACGACTGAAAACGCATTTCCTGCGTACTCGACACCACAAACAATTACCGATTTAAATAACCAGTATTATAGAAACTTAATATTAAACTCGGCATACCTTTTTAAATCAAAAGGTACGAGAAAGAGCATTGAGTTTTTAATGGAAAACATAGGTGTACCTGACGCATTATTAGAATTTAATGAGAATGTTTACCTTGTTGACGGTAAAATTGATGTTGAACAATTCAATCAAAACTTTACACAGATTGAAGGTGGGACATATATTCCCACAACACCAGTATCTGACCCTAATAATTTATTTTTAATTAGAGGTATACAATACACGGCTTACACATCGTCAACACAAGTAATTAGTGTTGATACAACTGCCGGAGACTATCCAATCGACACAAATGGATACCCGACCAATCCTAATTTTAATGACAATTTCTTTTTCCAAAAAGGGGAAGGATGGTTTGAATCAACACCAAGTCATAGAAGTCCTCAGGTAATTGATGTTAACAATAGTACATTTACAGGTCCAAATACTTCGGTTCAAACTACTTTAGAAGGATTCACTTATGGACAAAAATATTTAGATAGATTTAGAGAATTCCCATATATGGATTTAGGGTTCTCAATTAAAAAACAAGTTGACAATAAAAAGAGTTGGACGGATAGTGAGACAGGTAATCGAATCGGAACAGATAATATCTTTGATGCGGTTTATTACCAAAGTGATGATAGGTTAACTATAAATGTAAAAAATGTTGATTTATTTTTAAATCCGGCTCAAGCTTTGGCTTATGATGTTTGGTATGTTTCACGAACAAAAAACTATCCAATTCCAATTACTGGATTATCAAGTCCTTACCCGCAAGTAGGTGGGGTGGACTCTACATTCATTAATCCTAAACCTCAGAATGAGAGTTTCTTTAAATTCTATAATACATTTTGGAGTGAGATGATTAATGTTAGAAATAGACAATATTCATCTGACGGTAAAACAAGTGGATACCCAACTTTACAGTCAATATTTTTCAAGTATTTAACAATGAATCAAGATACAGGTTTAACTAATAATAACTTTAATTACCAAAATATGATTAGTTATATTAATGGTATTGGTGATTTTTGGATTAGACTTGTTGAACAATTTGTACCTGCGACAACTATATGGAATACGGGTACTAAGTTTGAGAATTCTGTATTTCATAGACAAAAGTTTGTTTACCGAAGACAAAGAGGATGTCAAGTTTCAACTATTAGTACTCCTTCTTCAGTGGTAACAGGACCAATTGAACCTCCGGCACCTGAGTTTACTTCCGCAATTACTTACCCAAGTGTTCCAATTGTTAATTGTACGGGAACACAAACAAGTTGGGTATATGCGATTAATTATAAGACTAAATATTTGTATAATGGACAAATACATAGAATACAGATTTCGTCAAATAATAGTGAAACATACAATTGTGGTGAACAGTTTACTCAGACAGAGTGGGAGAACTTTGTGAATAATTTCATAATCCAAGGTAATGTGAGCCAAATAGTTGTTACTAATGAAGAGACTAACGCAATTACATATCCGCAATCTATAACTGAAACTGGATTTGAATTTAATTTAGACTCTAATGGTAATATTGTTACAACTGTGATTAACCCGGAATTCGAACCTATACCTGGAACTTTACCTTATAGTAACTTCGCATTAACATATTCATTTGCCGCCATCTTATCATAATTATGCCTTTAGAATATAACATATCATTAACAGGAGATTGTCAGAGTACAAATTCGGGTGCAATGTCAATTGCATTATCAGGAGCGTCTCCATTTTACATTACTTGGTCAGTACCGTCATCTTATGCGTCAGCATCTACAAGTAACAACTACTCAATTACATCATTGTCCGCAGGAAGTTATTCATTTTTTGTTACTGATACCAATAACGTTAATCAGTTAATAAATTTTTACATAACATCTTCATCAACTGTAAGTCTTGGTAGTGTTTTCAATACCACATGTGGCAATTCAAATGGTTCATTAGTTGCGACAACACCAACAAACTACGGTACAAATACGTTAACTTTATATAAGGATGGTTTACAAATCTCTGCAGTCACAACAGTTGGTGACTCATATACCTTTAGTAATTTAGGTGAGGGGGTTTATTATGCTGTTTGCAATAATTACGGAGGATGTATTGGAACTTCTGAAAACACAATAATTTACGATTCGCCAACATTAGACTACGGATTTTATGTCATTAATAACCCGTCATGTTCTTTAACGAATGGTAAAATTTATATCACAGGTTTAACTGGTTCGTCTCCATTTACATATCAGTGGTCAGGATTCATAACAGGTGATACTACAAATAATTTTATTACAGGTTTAACCTCTAACAATTATTCTTGTACTGTCACAGATTCGTATGGGTGTTCCGTAACAAAAAGTGCAACTATTGTAGATGCATTGCCTATATCAATAATTAATACAAATCAGACTCCACCATCATGTTCGGGAGCTACAGGTTCTTTAACGTATAGTATCACAGGTGGCACAGGTCCTTACTATTATCTTTTAAGTAATGGTGATTCTCAAGTTAGTTATGACACTGTTGTAACTTTTAATAATCTATCTTCAGGTAGTTATACCCTAACTGTGACTGATGTTGCTCTTTGTCAAAAATCATTATCGGTTAATTTATTAACCCCTAATTCTTTTTCAGTAATTGGTGTAAACAAAGGTAATGCTAACTGCGGATTTAATACTGGATTTATAAGTGTAAATGTTATTGGGGGAGCGACTCCGTATACTTACACATTAACTAATCCTTCAGGTTATAGTGAGACACAAACAACAACATTAAATTCTACAACATTTAATTCGTTATCGGCAAACACTTATAGTTTGAATATTACCGATAGTTTGGGGACATGTTCATACACAAGTTCAATTGTTATTATTGATGAGAATCCATTTACAATAATAACAACTCCAACAAGTACATACTGTTATAGAAATAAAGGGTTAATTGATGTTACGGTAACTGAGACAAATCCATCTACGGCAACCACTAACTTCTACACTTATTATCTATCTAATGGATTGTCTTCATATCCGACAACGGCTCAAACATATACATTCTCGGCATTATCATCAGGGGCGTATACGGTTACTGTTTCCAATCAAAATTTGTGTAACCAAGTATCAAACGTATTGGTTGATGGGTTAACCCCAATTAATTATTCACTATATAGTACAGGATGTTTAAATGGTAGTGGTGGTACTGTTTCCGCAATTATATTTGATGAGGGTCCTTTTGATTTTACATGGAGTGATAACGTTAATGGTCAAACAGGTGTATACATTTCAGGACTAACTGCGGGTACTTACACATTAACATTGAGTGGTGAGAATAACTGTCAAACAACAATACAAACTACGATTGAGTGTACCCCAAGTGTATCGACTACTATATCTGGAGAAATTACTGGAAATACGGTATCTGCATTAAGAACAAGTTTTTTAACGTATGACAAAATATTAGTTCAAGGATTCTACGACTTAACTAACGGACATGATTATTGTAAATTAAATAGTGCAACATTCAGATGTGTAGTTGAATTGGATGGGGTAACCTACTCTAATCCGTTTTATACTACAACATCATTAACTGATTACCCAAATGTTAGTGGGTTTTCAACGGCATTAAATTATGTGTTATCAACCATACCTTACTTAGATACTGTATATGTTGACCCAGTAACCAATCAAGTTACAATTGAATCTGCGGTTGTTGGAGGTGTTGAATATTATAAGGACGAGACCGTCACTGTTTCGACACAAATAACATATAATGTATCTTGTTTGACTTAAAAATAGTTCCAAAACTATTTATCAGTAATGGGAGCTTTTACTATAACGACATTAGGTGGTGACCCACCATATCAAATATATGTTTGTGATATTAATCAATATCAATGTGTTCTTGTAACAACCTACGAAAACTATATTCCACCGGCAACTACATTTTATGCTCCACCACTATTTGATACCGCACCTATAATTTTAGTTAAAGTTATTGATAGAACAGGATGTATCTATAGTGAACAACATATGTGTGTAACGGCAACTCCAACACCAACAGTTACTCCAACACCCGCAACTCCAACACCAACACCATCTTTTACTCCCACACCTTCAATTACGCCATCAATTACTCCTACCATTTCACAAACACCTACACTCACACCAACACCGACTATAACACCTTCTATTACTCCTACTCAGACTGTAACCCCTACACACACTGTAACACCAACACCGACTGTAACATCTGAAGGACCTGCAGCGTATCTGTTTATTGAACCATATAGTGGGTCTTCGTCCATTGGTAGTTATATGTATAGTCAAGGTTCTACGTTTTATGGTTTCACCAATGGAACAAGACCAAGTACTTCTGCGTCAACATTCCAAACTGATATGGTAAGTTATGTTAATTATTCAGGATGGACAAATGGACAATTCCCGAGATTAATTAAAGGATTTATTAGAACCACAGATGGAGGATTTGATAGTTATGGGAATCCTATCATTGCTTACAACTTCCAAACGGTCAGAGTTCCTGAAGATACGGTATTATCAAAAGGGTGGTATACATGGATTATACCAACAACAATGACTAATAGTGAAAAACAGATTAAGATTGATTTAGGTGTTGTTAATCCAAACGTATTTACAAGTGTTAATATGGAACCAACAATTTATGATAATACATTCTCATATAGTGGACCGACAATTAGTCACCAAACTTATAGAGTGTATACTTCGTATCCATCAAAAACATTCGAATTAGATAATAATGATAATTTATATTTCAGAGGTAGTTTATTAGAGCCATAATATATGAGTAGTTTTCCTTATAAAAATCCATTAAGTTCAGTTCAGACCGTAGGTGTTACTACGGTACCTAGAACTGCTACTTTTGGTACGTCATATAGTGTTAATAACACTGGAGGATATATGGAAGTATATTCATTAAGTGATTTAATCTACACCATTCCTACAGGTACCACTGGTAGTATTGAATATTCAGGAAATACAATACCAATTGATTTTATAAAAGGAACGGGAGATGCTTGGTCACCTAATGTATTAACACTTGGTTCAGATAATATTTCTTCAGGTAGACGAAGACTTGGTATGTTGGTTTATGTATATGAAGAAGACCAAGTTTATCAGTTTCATATAAGTGGTTATACTTCATTATTTACCGCAGCAACGGCGAGTACTGATTGTGTTGTATTCTCTGATTTTGGTACAACAGTAAAAAATAATACAGTTGCTGGTCAGAATTTTATTAATGCTTGGACTGCAAGTACGATTGAGGATGTGTCTGGGTACACGAGTAGTAATGCGACTTGGAGAAAGTTTAATACTGGGTCTAGTGGTGGCACTGGAGTTAGTGGTAGTGGGACAGTTAATTACATTCCTAAGTGGACAAGCTCAACAGGATTAGGTAATAGTTTAGTTAGAGATAACGGAACCACAGTTTCAATAGGAGCTCCGTCAAGTGCATCTGCAATATTGGAGATTGCGTCAACATCACAAGGGGTGTTATTTCCAAGAATGACGCAGTCTGAGAGACTTGCAATATCATCACCAACGTCAGGATTAATCGTTTACCAAACAGATAGTCCTGACGGGTTATATATTTATAAAGTAACAGGATGGGTACAAATTATATAATTGATGCTATCGACATTGAGAATGCTAATGGAACTCTACCATTTAGTGTATATGTGTGTGATGAGTTTTTTAATAACTGTGAATTATTATATACAATTACTGACCCAGTATATTGGCCCGTACAAATAACAATTCCTGAAACATTTAACGGAGCAGGGACCTTAGTTATAAAGATAGTTGACTCACAAAACTGCGAGACGTTTAAAGTAATAACGTGTAATTAATTTTTAGAATTAAGATAGGATAGTACAACGGTATATGCATCAGTCATATCAAAGTTCTCTTTTTTCAACGTATTGTTTCTCGTATATAACCATTGAATTTGAGGTTCTCGTTTAGAGACTAATTCCCATATAATCATTTTTTTATCGCAGTCTTTTGGATAATTACCAAATAGTACGTACTTACCCTTTTCATTTTTTTGAACTAATTCAGGGAACGCAATTTTTCTTGAGTTGTAAGTTGAGATGTATTCGGGAACTACACCTAATACATCATAAACTTCTTTAGATATTAAAGTATTGTATCTTAATAAAGTTGCAATAGTGTATACGTTGTTACTATTTAAAAGAGGTTCCTCGATAACTACTCGAATAACTCCTACACCTTTGTATTCTTCTAATTTTTTGCGGAATAAAGTAGATTTATTAATTAATTCTTCCATTTTATTCTCAGATGTAGGTTTTGGTCTTGGTGAAATATGAGTTAATTCTAATAAATCTCTTGAAGATAAATCAAATAACGCAACGCCAATTGTTTTTGTTGAAACGTCTAACCCTAAAATTTTAGGTGAATTCTTAATACTTTTTGCCATATATTAAAACAAATTAATATATTTAAATAATTTGTAAATGAAATTAGAAATCAAGTTTAATAACTACTTGTTGAACTCCCTGTCTTATTTGTGGAGATTGGAATTTTGCAAGTGCTAATAAGTTTTTATTACTATCAAATAAACCTATCTCTGACATATATGGTGATACACTATTTCTCCATGTTGGATTTGAAGACTTTACAAATTGGTTATTTGGTAAATTAACCAAATATCTCATTTCATATATTGTTGCTTGAATATCTGTTGTAATGTTTCCGTAAAAGAAATAATCATCTCCGAAATTCATACCTGGTGTTGGGTCATTTGGTGATGGTATTAATATTTGTGAACTTAAATCATATGTAGTACCACCATTATAGGATGAAACTGAGATGACAAAAGTTGTGGATGTTAATGCACTTACAACGACTGAACTACCACCAACCTGAGAGGTATAGTCAATTTTTTTCCATGATGTACTTGATGGTCTTGTTTGAGATGTTGTACCTGTTTGGGCGAGTATGAAAAATGCGTCAGCAGAAAACCCTGAGGTTGTCCCTGAGTTCATACATTTAAATTCATTACCAAAACTAACTGTTACATTCTGTTCATTTATTCCACAACCACTTGAAGGACCAATAATTTTTTGATAATAATTACAATGCATTCCTTGCCAGTTATCACTTTCAAAACCATAAGTGACCCACATACATTGTGAATCATTGTCTAACACCCCGTCAGTCGAGTCATCATTACATGAACCTGGACTTATTAAACCTACCTTTGGTGCTGGTAATGTGAAGTTCCTGTTTGATACTGAGTTAAGTACTGCTACAATCTCATCATCGTCAAATATAATCATTTGGTTATCAGGAAAAACTTTACCAACTCTATTTGGATATCCGTTACTTTGAGTGTTTGTATCATATAAGTGATAGTATCTCATACCTGGAGAATTCATATCAGAATTCTTGGACGACTTCATATAGAACGGAGTCAATAAATCTAAATTACTATAACCTGCTGGGTCAATGTAAAACGTCACACCACTACAACAGAAGTTATTCTTATGCCACATCAACCAAGGTAACTTAATTGAGAAGTTTCTTGCCTCGCCTGGGGTACTACCGTCAGTATATACTTCAGTTGCAAATTTTTCACCATAAAAATTAATTATACTGTTATTAGTATAGTGAACAATTGCGATTGCTTTTTGGTCCTCAGGTAATACGTCAATTCTTTCTTGGAATGAGTTGTAGTAATATGTGTCGGTTTGAGCAGTTGTTGACGAGAATGAGTTATAAAAATACTGACCTCCTGAATTTGTGTAACCTAAATACTCTTTTGTACCAATGTAATCACGAGACGCAAATTTACCATAACCAACACTTACAGTTGGATTTAAACCTGCAGGATTCTCAGTCCAAGGAATATTCATATTCCATATTTTAACATAACCATCATCAGGAGTACAAATAGATTCGTAATTAATCACACTCTCACTCCAATAATTTAACGGGGTTGAAACGTCATAACCCGTCATTCCTGATGGGTGAAAAAATGCTCTACCATAACCTGTATAACCTAATACGTCTAAATTAGGTGGTGTCCTATCTAAAACAATACATAAGTCACCACCACATCCTTCAGGGGTTATTGACATTACTTTAAATGTTAATATTGGATGACAAGTCTCATATGAGCAAGTACATCCTGTTTGAGTATATAATGTAACATATGTTCCAGCTGAAACTGTTCCGGTTGCGGAATCTGCGCAAGATGCTCCTGTATATAAGATTAACTGTGTTGTATTACCTTGTAATTCACCTGCTTTAAAAGTATATTGTGAATTATAAGTCCATGCACTTGATGTGTATGGTTTAAAATTAGTCGTACATGCTGAGAAAAATCCTAATTCTGTTGCGGTATTAAATACTGATTCATCTGAAGAGGCCATAAAAGGTATACCATAAGTTATACCTGAAGTACTGTCTAAATAAAGAGGATATTTAATATTGTTTTTTGTTGATTGAGGAATTCCTACGTTGTTGTGAGCGTTAAATGGGGGTTCTAAAATATTAAACGAAGAATTATTATAACCGTAATCTGCTAGTTTGGAATAGTCAACTTCACTATCACCAACTTGGAAATAAGAAATGTTGAAGTTACCTTCTGCAATTTTTCTTCGACCAACGTCAGTCAATCTCGTTACTAATAATCCTTGTGTATCTTTAAGTATATATGACATATTTTATAAATAGTTATTTGTTATTTTTTAGACGAAACTACATGTTGATATGTCCATATAGAATATATCATCATTTGTTGTTGATGCGGCATTTCTAAAGAACCACATCTTTTTAATTGGAGCAACTGAACTACATGTACCATTATAAGTTACGCTAACATAATAGTCTGTATTTATTTCTATGTTTGCAGGTAGTATAAAGTCATTAGTAGTGTATATACCTGTTTGAGGCGGCTGAGTACCCTCAAAAGATACGTAAATAGGACTATTTCCCTTTGACGTAAAATTAAATTTCAAGTAATATGTTTGACCTGGTGTTAAACATGCTCCACCAAGTAATCTAACAAATATATTAGGGTTATTATTACCTCCTCCACCTCTTACATTAGCCTTTGGATATGTAGCATATAATATTTGTTTAGTTACAGTATCAAATTGATTATAGAATGGGGTACTGTCACTAGTTAAGACAGAAGCACCACCCCTACCGGTGGTAAATTGGAACAATTGATTACAATTAAGTGGATTTGGACATCCTGTACCATTTAAGAATTGACCAGTAAATGGTGCATCATATCCTGAAGTTATTGTTCTAGTTGCTTGATATTCAAAAATGGTGGGATTTGCATCAACTTGATAACAACCACCTTGACTTACGTCCAAATTAATTAGTGATAATTTAAAATTAACAGTTAAATCTTGACTTGTATATTGTACAAAAAATATGTCATTACCTAAGTCAAAATCAATTAAAGTGTTAATGTTAGCAACAAGTTGCGAAGTGTTGGTTATTGTCACTTGGTTTGTTGATGCCCACACTTGAGTTCTTTGAAATGTTGCTCTATTAACAAAGTCTGACGCTGTTGGATACGCTGGGCCGGTTAACCATCCGGTATCAAAAGGTATTGAATTAAAGGGTATTGTGGTATTAGTACCTCCATTTGAAACATATGTTGATGTTGAAGGTATGAATGGAGACCCGACTATCGCACCTTTACCTGGCACTTCAAGTATATTTGACATTTGTTGCTGACTATTAGGGTCAAAATCAGGTGTTATTAAGTTGTATGTTACTGTGAGTTGTAAGTTACCCGTTACTGATACTGATGATGGCCATGTTACAGGTGTTGACGTTGCGGTAAAGTCGGCATTTAAATAATCGGCAACTGAGTTTAATGATGAAATTAATGAGCCGCAGGCATTAAAGGATAAATTCTGAGGATTTGTAGTTCCAATTGTAACCGAACCAACTGTACTTAAATTAAAATTTGAGTCAGATATTTGAACGGTATGAAGACCTGTTGAAAGATTACCAATAATTGGAGATGTGTAAATACCCCCATCTACGTAATATGTGTATGGAGGTCCAGAACCACCTTGAGGCGTTATAGTTACGTTACTTGTAGATTCGTCTAAAGTACAAACCGGAGGACCTGGAGTTGCAACAAATGATGGAGAAACCTCAACACATTGATTTCCAGAGACAGTTGTTTGAGTATTAAATATTCCACTACTTGTCCAAGTACCTAATGGTGACGTACCTGTTGTGTTTTTAGTAAATTGAACATTACCACTTGACGATGGACTTAATGAACATGTTGGAGGAACGTTTAGTAAACTTGTATTTGAATATGCTGTTGAAGTAAACCAATTAAATGATGTATCGGCGGATAATGTCATTGAAGTTACACCAATCTCATCAGGATTTTGTAAAGTATAATAAGGTAAATAATTAGAGGTACCCGCACTTACAAATGTTAAATAGAATGATGCTTGACAAAACTGAAAAGTCATACATAGGTATTGAGGGTAAGTGTAGTTTGGTATAGTTTGACCAACAGTACACGATATTGTATCTATTTGACCAATTGAGTCTCCAACTGTAAAATCATAAGTTCCTGCAGATAATTGAGTTAGAGGTAGTGTGATTTCATCTCCTTGATAATATACTTTAAACGGTGATTCGCCATTTATATTTAAGTTAACTGAACCCGTATCTTCCCAAACACTTGATGATGTTGACAAACAACTTACAACTAATGGTTCGGGTGAGTAATTTACTGTACAACATAATGATATAACTGCGTTGTATGAATCAATAACATCATAACAATAATCACCTGGAGACGCTTGAGACAATATTGTTAATGGACCCTCTTGAGATGCTCCAAATACTTGAATTGTTGTATTGGCGGAAAAAACCGAATATGGAGGTTGTCCACCACTTATTGATAAAATAACCCGACCAAAATCGGCGCCCGCAACAGGTTGAATTGTCTGACACTCAACCACCAGCGGAAGCTCAGTTAAAACTGAACATTCGTTATAATTAGAAATTGTTACATTATTATCTAATGGGACTTCGATTGTTTCAGGACATGGCAATGACTCCAAACATGTTGTACATGAAGTCTGTTCAACCATTACATCTAAAGTGTACGTTAATGGTTGATAGAAAAGTTCAGGTAACTCAGTGTAAGTTGCACAAAAATCTACACCCTCCAAGGTTGAGATTTGATATACTTCGTTTTCTGATACGGTTGCAGGAATACCATTTAAATAAAAGTATTCTTCCGTGTCACAACAATTTTGAAATCCAAATGCCATATTATATTATTTTTTTAACCTCCACAGATTCTTGTTATTGTATTATCAGTGTAGTTTGCCACTAATATCTTATTATTGATATAGTCAAATGCTATTGAATCGGCTTTAGTTCCCACTGACATTACTTTAGTAATTGTATTAGTTAATGGGTTAATTACGACTAATTGATTTATATTATTAAGAGTTACATATAGTTTCTCATCAATTGTATTATAAACAATTGCTGACGGTCTACCTGACAATGATATTGTCGTACCTGTAAGTTCTGTACTTTGGTTTACTGTATAAATCTTATTAAAGTTATAATCGGTAATGTATAGTGTGTCATTAACATCTGCGTATTCTACTAATCTTGCTCCGGCAGCGTTCTCCAATTGTATTGTGTTTGTAATGGTGTATGCGGTTGTTGTTGTATCAATAACATTAAGTATATTTCCTAAATTCTGAGTTGCAAATAATTTACCTGAAGATGATACTAATTTAGAACTATAGCTATATGGTATTGTTATTGTGGAAGCGGTCATTAAAGTCGAAGTATTAATTACCGTCATTGGGTCTGACAACTGGTTACCAACGAATAATCGATTATTTGTACTATCTAAGGTTAATCTATTTGGAGACCCGGCGACAGGTATTGACGATACAAATGTTGTTGATGCTCCAGTTATTGAATACACCTCAACAGTCGCAGACATACTGAAGTATGCGTAACCTCTTTGGTTATCTGAGACTAAACCAAATATGTTAGTACCCCCTGATACGTTGGCGGCGGATTGTACGGATAATGTTGATAAGTTAAGTCTTGCGGTTGCCGGGGAACCAAGACCATGGTACCCAACCATTAACGAATCAATTGTTCCGTCATAGTAATCAAAAATTGCAATTTGCTGGGGTTCGTTATAAATACCAATACTTACAGTGTCAATAACATGAGGGCATGGAATAGTTGGAGTTGGTGTAACGGTCATTGTAGGTGTAGGTGTTGGTGAATACGCTGGAGTACACCAAGTACAGTTGAATAAATTACCACTCTCGATTGAATCCAATTTAGATGTTGGAGGTGAGAATGTATCCGCACTATAAGTAACACAAACAGGATTACCATCAATAATTGCACTAAACGTTGCACCTGTATTAAATGGTACAGGGTCTGATACGATATATGATAATGGATTATTACAATCTGTTAATAGTTTAGACAGTGAACTTGTGAATGTTGAACTAAATGAGGTGAATGTTGACGTACCTGTAACTGAAACAGTTTTAGGTAAGTTGGATGGAGTTGGTGTTGGAGTTCTTGTCACACCAGGATAGTTAAAATTAATTGCTGAGAATGACAATGCTTTACCTGTACATGGAACAGTCGGTGTTGGTGTATTTGTTGGAGTAGGTGTTAACGTTGGTGTTGGAGTAGGAGTCGGTGTTGACCCTGAAGTTACTGAACAATCAAAAGATGCTGTGAAATCAAAACCATAACAATCTGATGCCGTTGGTGTTGGACTTGGACATATTGTGTTAAATAATACTGAATCCAAATCAGGACATAAACTTGAACTTCCTGTTGGACCAAATAATACACAAGTTCCACCACTTGTTTCTGATAAACACCATCTTGTTTCAGATGAGTTATAATATATGTAAGACGGAGTTACTGAATCAGGTGCGTAAAATATAGCTTTACCATTAAATTCACCATAATTGTAGTAAGTTCCATTATATTGTTCGTAAGATGTTAAATTTGCAAATACACAAAAACTACTCTGTTCACATTGATAAGGTGAAGTTGCAGATGGAGTCGGTGTTTGAGTCGCACTAATACTTGGAGTTGTTGTTGGTGTTACCGCAAAAGTAGGTAACGGAGTTTTTGTAATAGTTGGAGTTGGAGTAATAGTTGGTGTAATACTTGGGGTAGGGGTATTTGTTGGGGTTAAACTTGGAGTTGGTGTTGGCGTTGCGGTTAATGTGTTTGTTGGTGTAACTGTCCTTGTTGGAGTATTAGTTGGTGTAATACTTGGAGTAATTGTATTAGTAGGTGTGTTAGTTACCGTAGGTGTTACAGTTGGTGTGACGGTCCTTGTTGGAGTCACCGTTGCGGTATTTGTTGGGGTTTGAGTTACGGTTGGGGTGTTAGTTGGAGTTTGGGTAACTGTTTGAGTTGGAGTATGAGTTGGTGTTAATGTGATGGTTGGAGTTGGTGTTGGAGTTCTTGTAGGTGTCGTAGACGGTCTTGGAGTTGGTGTTGGGGTTCTTGTTGGAACTGGAGCACATGGGAATGTTGTTTCACATTCAGTACATGAAGTAAATGTTAAAGTACTTGCACTAACTAAGTTATGTACAGTATAACCTGTATTAAAACCTGAACCAACGGTATATGTACAACCTGTGTATTGGTCAGTTATAACATAATAAGATGTGTTTGCGGAAAAGGCATAAGTGGGTGATAAATACTGAAATTGAAATAAATTATTATCACAACAACCCGATACCTGTATCCAAAGTAAACTAGCCAAAATTAAACGTCTTTACAAAGTGTTATTATACATCCAACATTATCAACTGCCTTCACACAATAGTGAACCATATCTTGTAATGGAACAGGAGGTGTAAAAGTGTACGGCAAATCACCTGAAGTGATTTGGTCAATGTAATAACAAGAAGTACCGCCCGATGTGCAAAGATATACTTCATATGGTGATGCTCCTGTTATACTTGAAACTGTGACTAATGTTGGCATATGAATATAAATATAAAAGGTAAGAAAAGTTTGTGAAGTTTGATTTAATAAGTTTTTATTATTATATTTTAATGTTATGGAAGAAAACGAAGTTTTGGTTGATATGATGAGAGACCTTTTTGGGAAGGAGAAACATTACTACTCCTCAAAGGGTCAAATATCGTTTAATTGTCCATATTGTGATGATGGGAAAAATAAGGGAAACCTTGAGGTTAATATCAATGAGCATGTGTACAAATGTTGGAGTTGTGCAGAGTCAAACGGAACTCATGGTGTATTAGGTAAGTTAATTGACACCTTTGGTACCAAAAGACAGAGAAAAATATACGATGTATTCAAACCTGAAGAATATAAGACAAGGGAAAAAGATAGACCAAAACTACATCTACCAAAAGAATTTACATCTTTTAAAGATATAAATCCATTACATATCCCACACAAAGAGGCGTTAAAATATATAAAGTCACGAGGTATTACGGACCAAATGATTGAAAAATATAATATTGGATTTGCTAGTGAGGGGGATTACATGGGTAGAGTAATTGTTCCATCTTATGGTATGGATGGTGAATTAAACTATTTTGTATCAAGGGCTTGGTTCAAAACAAAGAACAAATACAAGAATCCCGAGTTCCCAAAAGAAACAATTATCTTCAATGAGAAATTAATTGATTGGACAAAACCAATTTACATATGTGAAGGTGTCTTTGATGGATTCTTCACACCAAACCCGGTAATCCTTTTAGGTAAGGTATTACATGATTTATTGTTTGACGCAATTTACAATAAAGCTCAAAGTGATGTGATTATTTGTTTGGATGAGGATGCTTGGAATAACGCTAAAAAACTATATAATACTCTTAATGGTGGTAGTTTAAGAGGTAAGGTTAAAATTTTAAAACTACCAAAAGATTCAGATGTTGCCGAGTTAAGGGGTAACATCGATGATTATTTTTATAAAATGACTTATTAAGAAAAATGGATTTATATAAAATTAGAGAGGAGATATTAGAAATAATCTCCCAAAAACAAAAAGAGTTAGAATTAACATTTGAGGAGGAATCTCATAAATACACTATGATGGATAATGATGGTACTCTACACAGTAACTGGCCGTCAGTATCAAAGGTATTAAAGAAGTTTTATCCCGAGTTCCCAACAGATGAGGCGGCAGAAAAGAAATCGAAAGGTGACCCTGTTGTTAAACAACAATTGATTGAAGAATGGGCTGCGGCAGGAGACTACTCAACAAACATGGGTAGTCGAGTTCACTATATTTTAGAACAGGAGTCTCATAAGGTTTTCAAAATTGATAAAGTGGTAAGAAAACCGGAATTTAACTGCGACTTTACCCAAATATTAAAAGGTGATAGTATGGTTAATGCTGGTAAAAAATTTTTAAAATTAATGGAGAGTCGAGATGTTGTACTTTTGGATACTGAGATAGTATTAGGTTCAAACCAATTAGGTTATACCGGGCAACCCGATAAGGTATGGTTAGTAATAAATAAAAAAGGGAACGAGTTTGGACTTTTAATTACTGATTATAAGACTAATAAACCAAAGAACTTTGTTGCTAATAACTTTACAAAACAAATGTTTGCTCCATTTCAGAAATATCCTAACACCGCATTAGGACACTATTATGTTCAGTTACCACTTTATGGTAAGTTATTACTCAAGATGCTTGAAGGGACAAAATATGAAAACATTAGGTTATATGGATGTATTGTTGTATTATTGCGTGAAGATTCAGAATTTGAAGAATATCGAGTACCACAAGATGTAATTGATACGGTTCTTAATATGGATATGAAGGATTATTTAAATTGACAATCAACTAAAAAAGTAATATATTTTAAATTATGATTAAACTAACATTTTACACAACAGAAAAAAAAGTAGTAGTCGATTTTGACAATTTTGACAAAGAAACTTACGAAAACATCCCAACCGTACAAGTAAGAGACGGATACTATGAAGTAATGAAAAGAAAAGATAGTAATGACGCTCCGTCAGGGTATTCAACAATTCCTGTACTTAGAGTTCCAATTTCACAAACAATAATGTATATTAATGACTAATAATATGAAAAAAGTAGTAATTCTATTGATGTCTATCGCACTTATGACATCTTGTGTTTCAAAACACCCAAAATGTGCTGCTTACGATAACATTCAAAAAATTGAAAAATAAAATGGAACTACAAAAACCAAGAATTAATCTCAGAGAGATGGATTTTGTCAAATGCGAAAAATGTGAGTTTGACCAATTCAAAGAAGTTACATACTTGAAAAAAGTACCAAAACTTTTAACAGGTTCTGAGGACGACACCATTGTCCCATTCCCAACGTACGCATGTATTAAGTGCGGACATATTAACGATGAGTTGAACCCATTTCATGTTGACTCACCTAAATTAGAATTATGATTAAAAAAATAGTACATTTCAGTGATTTACACGTTCGTTTATTTAAAGACCATGACTTGTATAAGAGAATTTTACAAGATGCCTTCGAGCAGTGGAGAAATATTGCTCTTGACCGCATTGTCTTTACTGGAGATTTAGTTCACTCTAAAAACCAAATGACACCCGAACTTGTTGAGTTCATTGCTTGGGTATTAACTGAGTGTTCCAAGATTGCAAAGACAATCCTAATTCCTGGTAACCACGACTTCTTAGAAAACAATATGGAACGTTTGGATGCTTTAACACCTGTTGTCGATTCATTAAAAAATGAAATGGTTGTTTATTACAAGAACAGAGGAGTATATCCTGACCAAAACATTGATTGGTGTGTTTATTCACTTATGGACCACAATATTCCGCCTGAGATTGAAAAGTCTGACCGA